TTAATCTACGGCAGAAAGAGAGGGTGTAATGACAATCAAGAAAGGTATAGCCGCCACCGTCACAGGGGCGGCTTTAATGTTGGCATCGCCTTTGATTGAAGAAATTGAGGGCGTAAAGTATAAGCCTTACAAGGATATTGCTGGAATCTGGACGGTATGCCACGGCATCACCGGAAAGGACGTGATTCTTGGAAAGGAATATACCAGGCGAGAATGTGACGCGCTATTAGCAAAGCATATGAAAGTAGCGGCTGACGCTGTTGATAAGGCGGTTAAGGTTGAAATTCCTTTATCAATGCGAGCGGCTCTATACTCATTTACTTTCAATGCTGGTACTGGTGCGTTTCGTAAGTCAACCATGCTGAAAAAGATCAACAATGGTGATTTATGGGGCGGTTGTGGTGAGCTATGGAACTGGACATATTACCGGAACCCTAAAACTGGTAAAAAGGAAAAATCAAGAGGATTGAAGAACCGCCGCGCCGTCGAATATAAATATTGCGTAAGGGATCTTAAATGAAAAAGAAATTAATGGCTGTTTTGATGTGCGTTATGCTTTCCGGTTGTTCTGCGTCGAGCTTGTTACCTGGCCTGATTGGTAGCAAGCCCGATATAACAGCACAGGTAGGATCTGAAAATGTGAAACAAACTGTTGGTGTAACTGCAAAGCATGATACATCAAGCAAGCAGGAAACCACATTTAAAGAATCGGCTGTTGGAAAGGTTGACACGTCGAATAAAAAACAGGTGAGCACTTCAAGCATTAAGGCAGATAACATCACAGCGGAAAGAATAGAGATCCGAAATAATGATGGTCTTAATGTTCCGGCAATCGCAATGGGTATATTGATGTTTATTGCGGGTATGCTGGCAGGGTGGGCACTTAAACGTAACAAGGCGGCATAAGCCGCCTTTTCTTTTAAAAAATATTGTTCATTAAGTCTTGGAAACTATTACCGCTATAATCATTTTCCTCAATAATGTGAGCGCCTTTATTTTTTATATCCCACAGCATTTTTTCATATTCGCAGCGGTTAATGCCAAACGTACTACCATCATCAACATATGCGGTTCCTTTGTTGTTGAAAACGTCAAATGTAACATTAACAACGCGAATTGTTTTGATAGTGCATTTTAACATTTTGTTTTCCTTTTGTTGCTACGTTTCGTTAAAACAAATATACCCGATACAAGATCGGGTGTTTTAACAAAAAGTGCTATTCAAAGCGCCTGACGTGAATTAGTAGTTCACCGTCATCATTTGTTAACTGGTGCTCATTATCTTCAAACGCTCGCATATCACTGTAAAGCAACAACATTAGTGCATAGACAAAATCATCATGCGAAATTTGCATTGCTGAACTTTCTTTCAAAATAAGATCTATCAAATGCTGGCTTGCTGAATAATTCTTCATCGCTCATTTTCTCAATGTTCATCATCTCCCACACATAACGATTGGAATCACCTTCCAGGCTATGCAACTCAAAATTAAACGGCCTTTTCATCTTGTTTTTGCACCAGTACACGCAATGAACGCCGTCAAGATATCCATAACCCATCATTCTCGCTATAAACTCTTTGCTTGAGCTTGAAGCGAAATAGCGGGGAGTTACCCCCGCATTTTTGGCGAGCCTTTCACATTCACGGTGACGGAATATAAATCTTGCTAACTCTTGGCGGTTGAATTTCTCGCGAGACTCGCAAAAGCGATACAGATCTAATAAGAACATGATTACCCCATTAACGCCGGATTGACATAAACAAATTTACCCACGCTGCAAACATAATTCTTTTCTTCAAGCATTGGCAATAATTGTTCCTCAATTCGTTTCATCACGCCTGATTGACCTGTAAACGGCTTAACCTTACGCGCACTTTCATAGATAGCTCTTGCATTGGTAACGCCTTTATTTTGACGTGAGATCTTAATGATGATTTCAATTAACTTGCTCATTTCGGCATCATCGCCAGCGTGACCGGAAGCATTCGCGGCGTTGATATATGTTTTGCTTAATTCGCTGAACATCACCAAAGCCTCTTGCATTGTCTCAACTTCAATTTCTCGCGACTTTTGCGGCGTACCGTTTGGATTAAACCAATTGCGGATCGTGTGCAATACTGACGCAATGCGGATCACTTGTTTATCCATTTTACCCAAAGCACCACGCAACATTGTATGTGAATATTTTCCGCCGTCTGCTAAATCCGGCTCTAATTGCTGGCGAGCAATATTAAGAACACGCATTGCAGAACGTGACGGCTTCAATACAACATTTTGCTCAGTCATGATGTTATGAATCAACTGGAAATATTGCGCCTTTAATTCTTTATCAACTGGCGTGTAATCAAGATCACCATTTTCATCAATAAATACACGCTCGCCTAACATTGTTTTTTCACGTACAAGCAAGAAACGTTCACTAACACCGATACCCCGCGCCCCTGCATCCATGATCCCTTTTATCGTTTCATCCTGGGCAATTACGCTCATGCAGCCCAACGCAACAAAACTCATATTGTTTTCAGAGTTGGCGCGAGCTATTGAAACGTGTCCGGCGTCCCATGCTTTTAGAACCAATTCGCTGTTAGTCTTGCGATCACTATTAGCGTAAGTCAATCCGAGTAAGCTGTTGATGCTTGTTGCTTCATCGGAAATGACAGCAAAGTTACCCTGGCGATTGTTGATCTTTGCTAACCCTTCCGGCGTGGTGTCTGATACCGGAAAAACGATATCGCACATTTTTTCTAACTTTTCCTCTAATTCCTCCTTTTCCTCAAACAACGCCGCTAACTCAGTGCCTGAACGTTCAGCTTTCAATTCCTTTTCAACGCCTTTTAATTTCGCTGAGATCTTCTTTCGCTCTTTCTTGCGTTGTTCGTTGATTCGCTCAACTTCACAGACCATTGGCGCAATAGCCAGGCTGTTGATTGCTGATTTACCAGTTGATGGCGGCTGACTGGTTACAACATAAAGCGCCGTTGGTTGTTCAGTGCCGTGGTACTCAACTTGGAAGCGCCCAACCATAGCGGCGGAAACGCAACCTATGAAATGCATATAGGCCGATGATTCAGGAAATTGAACAGATTGCGCAATGCTACGTGACAGTTTACCCACAACATCAACATCATTACCCAAAGAGATCACAGGATAACGGTCATTAGCGCCGTTGATATCCTTCACAGGTTCCCAAAAGCTGGACGATTGGCGGTAGCCGTTCGACTGAATAGCAACGCGAAGCGGCGATGTTCCCTGCGATTCTGCAATGGCTATAACTTGTTGAGGTGTCAATTTGTTGGTGTCAAAGTCAAACATCTGAAAATCTCCTTCTTGTTGCCGCTAATTATAACGGCAACATTCTACAGCCTTTTAGCAATTCGTGCTATTTTATCGGCTCAACCCTGGCTAATAACTTTCCGTCTATAATGCTATGACATTCAAGAGTTTTAGGATCGAATGCAAGCGAACGATGGAACGTATGACCAATCAGCAAATATGAATGCTTATCCCTGATGCGATAGACCGTTTCACCTTCCTTTAATGACGATATCGCACTAAAAACAACCTTGTAACGGTATTTTTGCATGGCCTCAGAACGGTGAGGAATGTAATCTTTTTCCGGTAAACTCATGAGTATTTGGCCTCAAACAGATAAGCACCGCCAGCGGCAGAGAATCCAACTTCTTCCCGATACAGCGTGAAACGGTCGCCGTTTTCGTCGAACACGTATCCAGCAACAGCACCTAACACGCGGCCTTGTTCGATCTGGTAACGCTTATCAGCTTTGAAAGTTTTCTTGATCTGCATGGAATGGTTTACCCATGTGCATTTAATGGTTTTGGTCTTAACATTTCGGAATGTTAATCCGGTTAAGTTGGCGTGAATCCATTTCCCATCTAACTTAACGAAAGTATCATCATTTTCGTCTACCCGCGCTTTGTATAGGCGGTTATCAGATCCGATAAGTTTGATTGATTTGAATTTAGCCATTTGATTTATCTCCTTTTGTTTTCGTTGAAAGCATTATGCCGGATACGTGATCCGGCGTTTTAACAAAAAGTGCTATTTCTGATTTGCCATGCATACAGCAAGCGCAAAGCCGCGCGGAGTGAGTGAGCGGATCAGCTTTGTTCGCTTAGACTTGCCGCCGAGCTTTTGCCAGCCTGGATTGTTGTTCCCTGTTGGCAATACTGCGTTTGTATTCGGCATTACAAAGCCGTTACCCGTCCAAAGACAAGTTTTTTTGGTGTACGCATCGCGAGCGGGAATGATTTCAGGAAAGTGAGGATGTTTATCATCTTCCGGCAACAGACCTCCAAACGCGCAAGGATGAAAGATAAAATCAGGTTGCCGCCACATTGACGACAGAACACTAACAGGATTCTCAATCATGTATGGAACGTTAAACCGATCCGCAATATTGGCAGCAATCTTTGCCGTTTCAACCGCTTTTTTCTGGAAGTCTGGATCACGTTCACGCTTTGCTGCAAAGTGACGCGATCCGCTAACAGCTAAATCAGTGCATGGAGGGAATGCAATAATAAAATCTGGAGTGCCAAAGACGCGCATCATTGCGTTATGCTGGAATGATAATCCGATCCACTCATTCAAATAAACGATGTTGGGATGAGTCACGCGCACTGATTGGTAATCACCATGATCAGCACCGTCGAAATTAAAGCACAGCACTTTGTGACCACGTTCAGCCCACGGCAACGCAGCATAACCAGAACCATCAAATAGTGAGAAAATAAGCATGTTTAAATCCTTTCTGTATGACCTTGTAAGGCGTTTTGTTTGTAGGTGTGGCAATCGTATTGGTTACGGCCTGAAATCGCGACATAATGCGAAACAGGCCGCTATTTTTTACTTACAGAATGGGCATGTTGTTTTATCCCCGCTTCCTCCGTGTTTTGGACAGCAAATTTTTTCGATAGGTGTCATTTTAAATACTCCTTAGAATGGGAAACAACGCTTGCAAGATGGATCGAAGTTACAACCGCAATCATTGATTATTGCGTTAGGATCAGCAAGCATCACGCTACTTTCTTGATCCATATCCATAGCGCCTAATGCGTCATCAAGCGTTATTTCAAGATAGGCAACTTTAAGCGCCCATTCCTTGTTGAGTCCAGCCGCCTCCGCTTCATGTAGGCGAGCAAAGAAAGCATCTTGAACCATATCAACCCCACTTCTCAATAAACATGCTCATTTCGTCAATCATCGCGTAAGCATCGCTTTCAGTCATGCGACGGATTCTTCCGCCTGGGTGTTCGCCAACAGCGTAACCAGTTTTTACGCGGGTAATCGTTAACTGATGGAATCCAGAATCGCGATCCATTTTCAAAACTACTTTCCCGTGAGCTTTGACAATGTTCATGATGGATTCAGTTTTCAGTTTCATTTTTGATTCTCCATTTTGTTTATGTGAAAGTATGATACCAATCAGAGCGATATCGTTTTTAGCAATTCGTGCTATTTACGGCGATAAACGGATATCCTGTTAAATCTGCATTTCTATAACGTGCAGACCTAACCCAACAGCCGCCTTTGCTCATAATTAAAGAGTTTTTATGGCGAATGTTCACGCGGTAAATTCTTCCGGTTTTTATGTTTTTGAAGTAGGTCATAATTTAACCTCATGATACTCTATAAACTCTTGCACATATGCGCATTCGCGCGGCGACTCCTGGCCTTTTATCACCTCACAGCCACCATTAAACAGATAGCAGTGCTGGCAAAGGTTGCCACCTGCGTTTTCCTCAGCGATCTGAATTCCGGTACACAAACCGCCACCAAACCTATGAGGAAAATCGTAAGCCTGGCAGCGGCACGTTGCTTGATTCCGCTTACGTTTCATTAGATGTTCTCGCTAATAAACTGGATAACCTGGCGAAGATGTTTTTCATCTTTAATTAATGCTGGCAATTCTTCCATAACTTCTTTTTTAAGATAAATGTTTGCATTCCAGGTGAATGAGCCATCACCATTTACGCGGTAAGAGCAAAGCCATTCGCAATCATTATCAGATTCCCAAATGCACAGCGTTTCAAATTCTTCAAACTTGTTGTAACCCGTTTCAATGCTTAACTCAATGCCACGTTTGCCAGCGAAGTTAGTAGTTGTTTTTGATACCATCATTTTTAAATTCTCCGGTTCGTTTCGATGAATGCATTATGCCAAAACAAACCGGATCGCTTTTAACAAAAAGTGCTATTTAATTAAAATACGAATACCTTTTCGCACGCTTTCCGTCGCCTCCGTAATGGTCATTAGCAACAGCAAGAATCCAAGCGTTAGGAATAAAAAATAGCTTCATCAATCACTCTCCATGACAATTACAGGCTCCAGGCGCTCAAGCACCACTTTGAAATCGGAGTAAAAAGTAGGGCGACGTTTTGTTAATTCCTCATATGTATCAGTTGCCAGGCAAGCGCGATCACCTTCATAGCACACAACTCGCTTACCATTTGCGCGACTGATTGCAACGACGCGATAAGTATTATTGATCATTTCATCACCTCAATTGAATAAATACTTTCAACTCCTGGCGCGTATAACCGATCTCCATCTTCAGTTATGCAAAGACAAAGGGCAAGGCCGCGATTGTCTAAAATATGCAAGTCATTTTGTCTATCCATCAAAATTTCATATTCGCGATCTTCATCAAAGTGCCAAACGCTTAACATGCGCTTTCCAGATGATTTAACTTTTACTTTCTTTCCGGCGAAATTTAAACGACTCATTGCGCCACCTCCACAGTTTCAAATACGGTATTGAATGCCAGAAGTTTAAATTTCTTGCCAGGCTCAACCACTGCGATATTCCAGGTAATGCCTCCGTGATATGCAACCATATCATCAATATCAACAGTAACCTCAGTACCTTTTTTGAACAATCCTTTTTCGTGGCTCGCATCGCGTACAGTAACCACAGTTTCGAATTGAGTTTGAATTTTCATCGTTAATCTCCTGATTGGTTTCGATGGGGTAACTATATCAAGATACCCCGATCATTTTTTAGCAATTCGTGCTATTAGCCAAACGCTTTAATTTCGAAATCTTCTTCTGCCTGATTAGCAACCGCCGTGAACATTTGCTCAAGAGTTTCAAATCCGAAATGTTTAGCGATCTCATAAGCCGCTTTACCTTCCGTCTGCATGTTTAGCGCTTCGCAATAGTGCATTTCCAGATTGTTCAGGTATTTGTTGCCAGTTGGGATTGCTGCGTCGATTTTGTCCCACACGATCCAAAAGTTTGTTTTGTCAGCCGCTGCGAGTACAAAGTTTGTCTTGTCTACTGCAATCACTAAGTTTTCCATCGTGTAATCCTCAGTTCGTTTCGTTGAGGTAATCATAGCAATTCGCGTCTGATTGGTTTTAACAAAAAGTGCTATTCATGCGATAGACCGTTTGGTCTAGACCGTTTGGTCTAATGAACGCATCGTTTTGTGTATCGAACGCATTCATGATCCTGTTACGTGATCGTTATATGATCAGATGATGATTGATGTGTGAGATTTTGTGATTGAAATTGATTTGATTTGATTAGATTTGAGTAGTGAGTGAGTAGAAATAATCACACATTGCCGATCAGAGAAAACTTTTCCCGCAAAACATAACTCTAGGCTACGCGCGTTTCGTTTTGTTCCTCGCCGTTCCCAGCCAGACCTTCCGCAGTTTAGCGCAACGTTACACAACACGTATAACAACAAAATATCTATATAATACATTGAAAAGTAAGATAATTATTATTATATATCTATATTGTTATATAACTTGTTTTTCTTGTTTCTCATGATATTGATACCACTTTACGGATTTATAGAGTATAAAATTATAGGATAGGTGCTCTTATTTATTATAGGTGGCGGTGATTTTTAGCGAAATAGTGTAACGATTTAGAACATCGTTGATTTGAAAGGATAAATTTTCAATTACTGTTACATTGCGTGATGTTTTTGTTGCCTAATCAAAAATAACACTTGACGCATAAGCCAGGTTTGCTAAGATTTCTGCATCGAGCAACAACGGAGGATAACCAATCATGGTAAGGGGCAAAATCGTAAAGCGTGACCTATCCATAGTTGACGCAACGCCAGAAGATGCAACCAAAGATATCATGCGCCTAATGTACATAGCGCGGATAATTGAGGCGGCAAAACCAAACAGGCTGTATTACATCGACATTAAGGCATCAGGTCGCGACGTTAATTCATTGCGCCAGGCAATAAACACGATTGCGAAAGAGGATCGCAGAACCATTAAAACAATAACCACTGATAACGGCTATATCGGCTTTGTTATCATCGACGTTAAAGAAGCATTTGTGTAAAGAGGTGAATCATGGAACAAATGACAAGTAAAGAGTTTTGCGAAAAATTGCGTGAAGCCGCAAGAGCGGCGGCAAAAGGTGAGGTAATCAAGTTGCCAGTTGCCTACATAACAATGAACGTCCAGGCAGAGGACGCAAAGAAACTAAATTCATCATACATCCGCACGATCATGAATCGCGTACCGGAAGTAAAAGAGGTTGGATCTGTAAGTGTCAAGAAAAAGACAAGCGATGACGGCGCTGAATATTACGAAATAGCAATTAACCGCGACACAAAACGCCGCATCGTGACAACTAATGACCTTCCGGCAATCAAAGAGCATGAGCGCGAAAAGCTGGTTGAAAAGATTATGCGCATATCGCCGGACTTCTCACGCCTGGACGATGAAAAGGCACTTGTTGCAATGCGAGCGGTTGCCACGTTCAAAGATCTGATTAAGGAGATCGCAAAGTGAAAGCATTCGCCTTTTTCGCTGCAATGTGGTGTGTTGTTATTGATAGTCCTGGCGTGGCGCTAGTTGTGTTGGGTCTGATTTTGTTGGGGGTGTTTGATGAATAAGAAACTTTTAGATCATGCCGTGGTGTTCTTTATCGCTGCTGCTGGATTTTCGCTGTTGTCAATTGCTTTTTCAATCCTTGCTTTTGCCGTGTCAATGCTGAAATGACTGATTACATCCTGATTGGTAAATAGCACTTTTTGTTAAAACTCAATTGGTGTGGTTTGGCATAATTACCCCATCGAAACGAAACGAGGAAAACACAATGACTACATTAATCACCTGGGAACACGAAGCAAGCCAGCCAGTAACCCGCGAGTTTGAAACTCTTAGCCAGGCTTATCTGCTGGCTGCTAACGGTGGTTATTACAAGTCGCAAGTCATTGATGAAATTGGGGTGATTGTTTATGAGTTTAAAGCGTGATGTGGCCTACCAGAGTGCATACGGTACGCGCCAATACAAATGGGACGGCGTGAACGTTTGGACTCGCGGATTCCCTGGAGAGATCTGGAAGCAAGCAATTGGCTGGACTCAACCGAACATGACAAAAAATGATTTGGAATACTACGTTAACAAGGGCGAATTTAAGGAGTGTGAAAATGTTTGAACTGAAACGCGTAACTGTTGAGATCCTGAATGATGGCTCTTACGATGGAATGAAACACTTAACCTTCCCGATCCGCATTGAGAACTGCATTGATTATGGGATTGAAGTCGGCATGGTTGACGTTCCGCTTGATGCACTTATCGCGGCTGGCTATGACAAAGAGAAAGGCCAATGTGCTGATATACCTGATAGCTATGAAAGCGACACACATTTTCCGTTCACCTATGGCGAATGCCGGATTGTTGATTGAGGTGATTAAATGAGCAGTTGGCACAATGAACATGTAATGCAATTCTACCGCCACAGAATAAAGAAAATGATCAATAGCACGAATTGCTAAAACAAATTAACGGCCTTGCGATATAGTAAGGCCATACCAAACAAACAGGAGAAGTTAATATGAAATTATATGGTGTAGCTGGAATAGCTTTCTTTTCTTTGTGGATTGCTGCAATCGCTGGCTGGATCATGAATATCGTTGAAATGTTTGGCGATATCACAACCAACGAATTAATCATTCGCGCAATCGGGATATTCGTTGCACCTGCTGGCGCATTAATGGGCTGGTTCATGTAATAGAACTTTTTGCTAAAACAAAATTTAGTGGTTGCGGTATAGTAACCACACACCAAACAAAGAGGATCGGATAATGAAATTAGCACGTAACGCAGTATTCGCAGTTATCAACCAGTTTGATAAAAGAGTTATGGCGTTCTTGCACGTAAACAAAAACGGTCATATTAACCCGTTTTGGGAGTGTGAATATTATAGCGACGGCTGGATCAGACACGGCGAACTATCAGAATGCGAATGCTTGCGCGATGAAGGCTCACACGATCATTGGTTTGGCGTTGAGGATGATGGAAACGAGATCGTAATGGTTCAAAGCCACGTTACAAAAGCGAGCCAAGTTGATTTCAAGCGTTGCCGCAAGTTTGCGCGTAATGTGAAATAACACGAAATGTTAAGCGGTCATGTGTGCTGATTGGTACAATGACCGCATCAACCAACAATAGAGGATAGAAAAATGTCAAAAGAATCAATTAAGCAGTTTCTGAAATACGGCTCTATGATTGTGCTCGCTACCGTTGTGCTGGCTGGCATAGCTTACAGTGTCATCGAATTTGTGGGGTAATGGATGTTTAAGATCGAATTGTGGGGAAAGGAATACGCTAATCACTACGTTGCAACAAAACAGCGTTTCGTTATTTTTGACCTGGACGGCACGTTATCAAATGGGGCGCATCGCTTGCACCTGTTGCCAACTGTTGACTTGCATCTTACTGAAAGCTGGAGTGAGTTTAACCGCGCCGCAAAGGATGATTTACCATTCATGGATAACATAGCCGTTTGCAATGCTATGTTTGACGCCGGATACCTGGTTATCATCCTAACAGGACGTAGTGATGAAGTTGAAGCAGAAACGCGAGCCTGGTTAGCTGAAAACGGCGTTTCTTTCGATTGGCTAATTATGCGCCGCGCGGAGGACAACCGGAAAGATACCGTGATCAAAGAGGAAGTTTTACGCGCTATCGGCCTGGAGAATATCGTTGCATGTTGGGATGACTCGCCAAACGTTATTGCGCACTTGCGCGGACTTGGCTTGACTGTTTACCAGGTCATTGACTACGGAGAGCAGTTACACGATCACCTAAAATCTCACGGAGTGGAGGAATTGAGCGATGACAGCAAAGCTAATTGAAGATCGGCATGGTGATAACGTGCTTATTTACATCGAAGGGAAATCGGTGTGGATTGACTGCAAATATGAGGATGACACACATTTGCAGTTTCGCGGAATCTTTGACAAGAAAGGCGCATTGGAGTTAGCGGAACACATCAAGCTTCTTGCGGAAGAATTACCGGAATAGAGGATTTATTATGTTGACTTTTATCTTGATCGCTATCGTTTTAATTCTGTATGTTTGCGGCGCTTTCCTGATGCGAGCGCTACTAAAAGAGGCTGACGCTGATGATAAGGATAGTTGGAAGCCGATTGTTTTGTGGCCTGGCTATATCATCGTGCCGATTTACGAACTAATCCGCGATGGTGAGTTTAAATGGTAAATAGCACTTTTTGCTAAAACTTGCTAAGGCACATTTGATAAAGTGTGCCTTGTCGAGACAAGCAAGGAGAATGACACATGAAAGTTTTTATGATTAAACAGTTTGGACGCACTGCATATTATATCATCAACGACGAGGGAGATATTTTCATTTCGAACTATCCTACTCTTGAAGTAGGTCGTCATTTCAGAAGTTCAGTTGACGAAAAGGGAGTTATCAATATGGTTGAGTGTGGAATGATGGTTCCCTTCAATAAAGAAGCGGCTGAATTATTCCAGCAATCACAGATCCGAAAACGCAACCGCAATATTATTTGCTTCACAATTGCAATGGTTGTAACTGTTGGCTCAATCTTACTTGGAGTGTGGTCGTGATGAATACTGATAATAAAGTTGAAACGCAAAAGACGATTAATTATCTGCGTGACCTAGCCGATAAGCTGGAGAATAACCAGATTCATTTAAACGAGATCGTTATTGAATCGCGCAACGTTTGTTGGAACGTGGAAGAAGAAACATTGACAATGCAAGTTTTAAAGGCGGTAAACAATGGCTAAAATTATCATCCTTAACGCGCCTCCTGGTGCTGGTAAAGACACAATCGGCAAGATGATTTCTTTCTATTCGCCTGGTGAGCAATGCCGCATCATTAGCTTTAAAGAGCCAATATTTGACATTGCATTAGCTATCCTGGGCAAAGAGAACTATCAGCGTTTCATGCTGGCTTACGATGACAGAGAGCAGAAAGAAAGGCCGCAAACGTTCCTGATGGGTATGTCACCGCGCGAGTTCATGATCTGGATTAGCGAGGATGTGATCAAGCCTAAATTCGGTAAGGATTATTTCGGCGTAAGGTTTAATCAGAAAGTAAAAGAGTGTGATGCTCCTGTTGTTTGCACTGATGGCGGTTTTCCAGATGAAATTATAGCGCTAATCAATGCTGGTAATGAGGTGAAGTTATGCCGCTTGCACCGCGACGGGTTCACGTTTGCAGGTGATAGCCGCAACTACATTCGAATAAATCCATACTACCAGAAAAACGGATATAGCGAGCACGATTATAAATTGGTTGATAAACAACCAAATGTAACGGTAAAGGAAATCATTCGCGATCACCTTAAATAGCACGAATTGCTAAAACTTGCGCAAGGCCATTTGTTATAGTGGCCTTATTCAAGAGAAGCAACCAATCATAGGAATAAACGATGAAAATTAAATGCACCAAATCAAACACCATGAATCTGACAGTTGGCGAGATTTACCATATGGAAGAAGGTGTAAACGGGTTTAGCCCAACTGTAACGCATGAATACGGCGGTCACTTCTTCTTAAACGGCAAAGACGGATTATCTGTAAATGTTGGCTCTTTCGTTCTGGCAGAATTTGAGATCGTGGAGGAATAAAATGTTCTGGATTCATTCGCCGCAAGGGTTGCTTTATGTGCCTGGCGTTGAATTTGAAGAACGACGCGACGGCGAAACGGTAAACATCATAACTAAGGATTCAAAAGGCCACACTCTTAAAACGTATGTTTTAAACACTCCGGTTAAGGTCGAAAAAGATGATTAAATTTATTGGTTTTGTTGCATTGCTTGTGTGCGGCATATGGCTTACTGACAATGACACTTGGCAAAGTGCTGTTGGAGGATTACTTATTTTTCTTGCTGGTGGCATGGTTGGCAGTGATGACGCAACAAATAAGAACAAACTTTCGGATCATTTACGCAGAGAGACAAAACGATGAATAGAAAAATGCTGGTACGCGCATTCGCAAAGATTGCGAAAAAATGGGGCGATTCAGCTAAAACGCCTTACACGTTTAGTATGTACGGTTACAAGAATGCTCGCGCATGGGGTCGCTGCATTGCAGATAACTATGAATCCGAAATGTTGGAGGCTTACGCAAGCTGGATTGATACGCCGCTAAATGAATGGGGACAGGCTGAATATGATTGTTTTGCTGATGAAGAAATTTCTTGTTGGTAAGGAGAATAAAATATGAAAGCTAAAAATGATTTTTATAACTACCTGACAAAAGGCCGTGACTATACCGTTTTGAATAGCATAGATACTCTTTACCTGGTTGTTGCTGATAATGGCGTTAGAGTTTGGCTTGATAAAACTCTTTTCGAAAGCGAGCACCTAAGCAATGCAAAGCGGATCGCAGATGAAGCAAGCGCATTAGCAGAGCGTGAACGAATTCGCGATATAGTAGCGGAGCAGGTTAGAAATTCATGTTCGCCTGGTGGCGATATCTTCAAATCAATGCGCGGTGAAATGACGGTTGTAATTCAAGATCGCGTAATTGCAAAATCAGTTGATTCTGTAATTGAGAATGCGAAATTCAATGCGTTTATTAACTCAGAGCCTAACGAATACGTCAAAGTGTTAGAGCAACTGCGTGAAGTGCTGCGAGTGCCGGAAGGTGAGAATATAGTGACTCATGCAAAGGTTGTAAGAGCGTTGGCTGATGCGCTGATTGGTCTGCAAAAATAGCATTTTTTGTTAAAACTTCCGCGAGGGCATTTGTTAAAGTGTCCTCATTGAAGCGAAACATGGAGATTACGAAATGGCTGTATACACTGGCAAGATGTTTGAATGTCACAATCCGATTTACGGCGGCAACTATGAGCTAATCATTGATGATGATCGCGTTATTCTTGCTGATGATGACGCTGAAGAATATCACGAGGTTGTAGCGGATAAGTACGATAATGAAGTTATGATCTTAGCAGGAAACAACCGCATCAAGTTTTACGCAGTGGAGGAATAACATGATTCAAATCAACCTATCAGAAGAACAAGCGCGTTTAATGTTGGACGCTTTCGGGTGGCGCGATGGATTAGGGGAGAAGTCAAAGATTAGGTTAAACGAGGAAGTAGCAGCGGAGGTATTCAGGCAACTAGAACACGCTTTTGATCCGGCTGGAACAGAGCAAGCAGAAACTGCGGCGTGGTTTGGTGAGAATGGCTATCACGCTCGACAGATTGAAGAATGGAAGCGCAATAACGGTAAAGAGGTTGACACTAGCGAGTTAAGAATACCAATGGATGTTATCAGAAAACACCAACTCCCTTACTATCCTAGCTTTGAAGTTATTATTACAATAGGCGGTTAAAATGATTTATGTTCACACTTACGGTGTTGGCAAATTTGGCAGCAAGCAGATCAGAAACATCCACGACACGTTAGAAGAAGCGCAAGCACAGCAACGCGTTTTAGGTGGAGTTGTTCAGGCTTTTGAATCGGTTGAGAATTTAGGCATTAACGAGCAGATAAAGGGAATCGTTGTTGATGAAGTAGCATGTATCATTGACGATTTCAGCACGAAAGCGCCAGGTTCGGCGCGTGAGCTTGAGCCAGGTTCTAGCGAGTGGGATTTATACAAGGTTGGAGTGCTAAACCGCCTCCGCGAGCTACTCGCAGAAATTTAACGAATTTGCATCGATTTTAAGCGCCTCCAGACGCATTCTAAGAGGCGCATTTTTTAGGAAGGTGATTCTATGCCTGAATACATAAAACCGTCGCAGTGGTGCGCACAGAAGCAAGAAGAAGCATTAGAGCGCGGCGACACTGACACAGCATTGCACTACTTTGAAATGTTTCAACTTTGGAAATCAAGAGGACTTTAAAATGTTTGGACTTAATGAGGCTGAATACAACATTGTTAAACGCGCTGCAAAAGAGTGCATGAAGGATCTGAAAGTTGAAGTTACGAGCGGCAACAAATACGATCATATTGCGGCTGGCATTATCACCAAACATCACACGCCAATTTCTACCTTAATCACTCGCACAAAGTTTGTATGGCTTGCTGGTTATATAGCTGGTCGATGGGGTAAGCCTGGCGAGTACGAATAATAAGCACCTGAATCAATGAAGGTTGACGGCGTGTTGTCTGATTGGTAGATTAAACGCCGTGAACATAAGAGGCTCAATAGAGCAAAGCGCGGCGCGTTAGCCGTAAAACTTAATCGGATTGGATCGCAAGGCGAATGACAATCGCGGGAACCGTAACCCGCAACCATTCAGGAGAATTCACGATGCAAAACAAAGAAATCGCAAAGGTAACAATTATCGTTGAGCGTGACGGAAAGAAAACGCGATACAAGAAGCGATTTAAACAAGGCGAGGCGATGTTAGGCCGGATCGGTGATTTCATGGTGAAATTGCAAGAGGATAAGCCGGATGAAATTCAAGGTTAAGCTAACCATCCGTCGCATGGGTCGCAATTGCGGATCATGTAAACAAGATTTCGAATGCGAGGTTGAAGCGCTAAACAATGTTGATGCGGTTCAATGTGCTAAAGTTCTTTCAGGTGCTAACCCTGAAACACACCAATTTTCAATTAATTATGTGAGGGCTATATAATGCTGATGTTCATTGCGGGTTTTGGTTTTTGTGCGATTATCTGTTTCTTTCTCTATCTTTGTGTTTCGTGGGGTGTACAGCGTTGCGTAAAAGACAACGAATTAGTGATCGCCATTTACGAAAACAAAACTGATAAATGGAAGATTACTAAAAACTTTGAAAAGATTGCTGATGAAATTGCATTCCGTCGCAAGTTTGGCAAGCCTGGAAGCATTAAGTACATCGACTGATGCAACAGCAAAAAGATAACCCGCCTTGAGCGGGTTTTTTTGTGTCTGCAATTTAGCTATAATCATGCCTCAACAATGGAGGATTCTATTATGGCAAAAAAAACAGATGCGCCAGCGGCTGAAAGCCTGAATTTTAAGAAACTATGGAATAAGCAATATTCAGATCTCATTGGCACTAAACTTGATAAGCGCACAACGCTAACGCCAGAGCAGGTTATGAATTTGATTGTTCAGTATTTTGAATGGGCTGAATCAAACGCTATTAAAGCAGGTGAAACGGCAACATTTCAGGGGCGTGTTTATCAGGACACAATTCACAAGCCACGCATTTTCACATGGGAAGCGTTGAAATTGTTTTGTGGCTTTTCCGGCACAGCATTAGCTAAATGGAAATTAAAGCCTGGCTATGATGTTGTGATAGAGTTTGCCGAATCGGTAATTAAAGAACAAAAATACCAGTTAGCGGCAAACGGAATGATTAACAGCACCATGATCGCAAAAGAGCTTGGCATTGATAAGGGCGACACGTTCAATATTAGCGCTAACGCTGAAACGGAAGTTAACACGGAAGAAGCAATGAAAAACGCCGTCGCAAGCGTTCTAAGTAAAATTTAAAGGTGAATGCTATGTTGATATGGGAAGATTTAAGCAAGCTGGAAAAGCTGGCTATTAAAGAATTGAGTACACACGATTTTGATACTTTCGTTAAAATCTGGTTCCCGATCCAGCAAGGGGAAAAATGGATTCCTAACTGGCATCACCTTTATATAGCAAGGGCGATTGATGAAATTATTGAAGGTACGCGGAAAGATACGATCTTTAATGTAACTCCAGGCTCAGGTAAGACGGAATTACTTTCTATACATTTCCCGCCGTACTCTTATTTAAAACTTAATAAGGTGCGGAACCTAAATATTTCATTTGCCGATACGCTTGTTAAACGAAACAGTAAGCGTGTGCGTGATCTGGTTAATTCGCGAGAATGGCAAGAGCTTTTCCCTGCAAAAACTGGTACAAGCAAAGATGATGAATTTCAGGTTTTAAATGACGCTGGTAAAGTTCGCCTGGAAATGATTAGTAAATCAATGGGCGGTCAGATTACTGGTAGCCGTGGCGGTTACATTACGCCTGGCGTTTATTCAGGTTGCGTAACGCTTGACGATCCAGAAAAGCCAGATGATATGTTTTCGAAGGTGAAACGTGAGCGCGGTCAGATGATAGCGAAGAACACCATTCGATCACGTCGCGCACATTCAGAAACGCCAATTATCGTTATCCAACAGCGTTTACATGCGCAGGATATGACATGGTTTTTAATGAATGGCGGCATGGGTATAGAGTTTGATCAGATCTCTATTCCGGCGATGGTTACAGAAGAATACGGGAAATCACTTCCTGATTGGTTACAGCCTTATTTTGAAAAGGATGTGCTTTCGTCTGAATACATCGTTATTGACGGCGTGAAGTATTATTCTTTTTGGCCTAGCAAGGAAAGCATTCATGACCTGAAAGCGCTACGCGATGCGGATTTATACACCTTCCTTTCGCAGTATCAGCAAGAGCCAATCGCGCTTGGCGGTAACGCAATTGATGTTTCATGGTTCCAGTATTACGGAACCGGAGAAAAATCGACAATGCCAAAACCGGATCGCTTTGATTATACCGTCATTACGGCTGATACCGCTCAGAAAGAAGGTGAGCTAAACGACTACAGCGTTTTGTGTTATTGGGGTATGTTTAAAGGCCGCGCTTATTTCATTGATGGTGTTCGCGGTAAATGGGAAGCGCCAATGTTAGAAACGCAGTTTAAAGCGTTCGTTAGCCAATGCTGGAAGCGTAACAAAGAGTGCGGTAATTTGCGTAAAATCTATGTGGAAGATAAAGCGAGCGGTACAGGTTTGATCCAGAATTGCCGCAAGTCATTTCCGATAGAAATTACACCTTTGCAGCGTGATAAAGATAAGGTTACACGGTGCATGGACGCGCAGCCAGTTATAAAAAACGGTTATGTCGTATTGCCTGAATCGCATCACATGTTAAGTGAATTTCTGGCAGAGGCGGCGGCTTTCACTTATGATGATAGTCATCCTCATGATGATATTATGGATAACCTTTTTGATATTGTTAATATTGAGATCAACCTTGCTGATAACGCTGTTGAACGAATGAAGCGTTTAGCTGGATTAGCAAAGAGTTAATGTGTAAAATCAAAGGCTGGAATATTCCGGCCTTTTTATTATTGGGGGTAATTATGAGCAACAGCGTAAAGGCCATTGCTAAAGAAGATGGCTATACAGAGATTTTCGGATCTAAAGAGGGAACGTTTAGGCCAGCGGCTTTTTATATGGAAGGAATGAAATATAAAACTCTATCTCAGTTTTATGAAGAAGATGGAATGGCGCGGCGAATCGTTGATGTTATTCCAGAAGAAATGGTAACGCCTGGTTTTAAAGTTGACGGCGTAAAGGATGAAAAGGCTTTTAAATCACGATGGGATGAGCTGCGATTAAACTCAAAGATTATTGATGCTCTTGCATGGTCGCGTTTATTTGGTGGCGCTGGAATTATCGCAGTTGTCGCAGATAACAGAATGTTGAAATCACCTGTTAAACCTGGCGCACAACTTGAAGATATTCGCGTTTATGATCGCAATCAGATCACCATTCAGGAAAGAGAAACTAACGCTCGCAGTATTCGCTACGGTGAGCCAAAGATTTACAAGATCTCGCCTGGTGGTGATATTCCTGAATTTTTCGTTCATTACTCGCGAATCTGCATCATTGATGGTGAGCGTGTTTCTAACGACAAGCGCCGCAATAATGGCGGTTGGGGTGCAAGTGTCTTAAACAAGCGTTTGATTGAGGCTATCGTTGATTATAATTACTGCCAGGAATTAGCAACGCAATTGCTACGCCGTAAACAACAAGCGGTATGGAAAGCGCGTGATCTGGCGGCAATGTGTGACGACGAAGAAGGGCGATATGCGGCGCGTTTGCGTTTGGCTCAGGTTGATGACGAAAGCGGAGTTGGTAAGGCAATTGGTATTGATGCAACAGATGAAGAATATGAGGTTCTAAATTCTGACGTTTCCGGCGTTCCAGAGTTCTTACAGGAAAAGATTGATCGAATTGTTGCACTAACTGGCATTCATGAAATCATCCTCAAAAATAAGAACACTGGCGGCGTTTCAGCGAGTCAAAACACGGCGCTAGAGACTTTCTATAAGTTAATTGATCGCAAGCGAGGAGAGGATTACAAGCCGATTCTTGAATTCCTTTTGCCGTTCATGATCTCAGAAGCGGAATGGTCGATTGAATTCGAGCCTTTAAGCGTTCCGAGTGATAAGGATAAAGCTGAAATCATGGCTAAAAACGTTGAGTCAATCGTTAAGCTGAAAGCAGAGCAAGCGATCGATCTCAAGGAGACACGAGAGACTTTGCGTTCAATTTGCCCTGACATTAAAATCAGTGATGGTGATAACATTGAACTACCAGATCCAGAAGAAGAACAGGAACCGGAACCAGGAACGGAGGAATTAAACAATGAATGATGTCTCATGGAGATTTCCAGAGGCAACGAGGCGCGACGTTGATCGCGCCTTACAATTGCTTGTGAGGGATCTTGTTGTAAGAATGCGCCGTAACACAAAGCGCCTTAAATTTGATGATCGGGTTAGTGAAGCGGCGGCAGATAATGAATCATACGCAGAGGAATTAATTTCCGCATTCATTGCGCTACTGCCAACTTTCGCGCTATCCATCTATAAATTCAACTCAAAGGAATTTATCAGGATCGCAAATAAGACTGGAGGCAAGAATAATTTAGCCGTCCTGTTGCTGATTGGTCGAGGGGCTAACGCTGGTGAATCGTGGTACGCGCCTAAATATCACGTATGGCGGCAAATGGTGCGCGACTCTATCAGAAAGATGGTTGACAATATTCTTGACGATTGGGAAATGCAAGTAAGGTTAGCCGAATTGCACGAAGCGGATCAGAAAAGATTAAACGCAATTATCGAAAGGCGATTTAAGGTCTATAAAAATTGGGCGTCACGTCGCACTTCTGGTATAGTTGGCGCTTGGAATAGCGTGTTAATGTATCAGCGTTGTGTTGATGCTGGCGTTACCCATTATATTTGGCGCGGTCAGTTAGATGATCGCGAGCGTGAAAAACATTTGATGTGGGAAAAGAAACGGATCGCCTTAACATCTAATCACGTTTTTCCTGGTGAGGAATTTAATTGTCGTTGTTGGGCGCAACCGGATTGGGAGACAGCAAAATGAAAAAGGTGCAACGTTTTGATAGCGTAAGAGTAAAGGCGCATTTTGATGAACATGGTTTTTTAGTTGATCGGCCTATTGTAGCGCGGATTGGTTTGCAGATTTACCAAACGCCATTTGGAGAGCGTAGAGAGTTCAGGCCAGCAAGTGAAGTATTCAAGGCTGATTCACTGGCAACCTATGCAGGAAAACCAATCACAGTAGGTCACGTCACCGTAACGCCGGAAAATGCGCGTAATGTTGTTGTTGGTACTTGTTCAGGCGCTGGCATTCCAAATGGTATCGGAGTTGAAGCGCCTTTGAATATTTACGCAAAGGATGCAATTGAAAGCGCGAAGAAAAAACAAACGGCTGAAATCAGCGTTGGCTATACTTCAATTGATATTGATAAGCCAGGTTGGGGGTCTAATGAAACTGGCGAATACATCTTTGAAGAAGATCTAAAAGATGGTGAGCAGCCGCCGAAAGATTGGGTTAAGTTTGATGCGCTACAAACAAACATTAGCGTAAACCATATCGCGCTTGTTTTTAAAGGTCGTGCCGGAATTGCAAAATTGAATCTTGATAGCGAGCAGGAATTCCCGTATGATACTGACGTTAAATTAAATAAAGAGGACGAAGTTATGACCGTTAAAATTAAACTGGATGGTGCTGTTGAATTTGACGTACCAAAAGAGGTTGCTACCTTTATCGAAACCGTAAAGGCAGATGCTGAAAAAGCCAAAACCAAAGCCGACAGCCTGGAGGCAGAGCGTGACGCGCTACAGGCGAAAGTTGACGGCATTCCGGCGCAGATTGAAGAAGCCGTGAAAAAAGCAAAAGCTGACGCTGATGAACATGCCGAACTGGTCGCTACCGCTTCAGAAGTTGGCGTAAAATGCGACGGCCTAACAGCCAAAGAAATTAAGATCGCATATGTGAAAGAGGTCATGGGTAATGACATTAGTGCAAAGGCTGATGCATATATTGATACCGCTTTTGATATCGCGAAAGAATCTGATAAAATGGCGGCTCAACGTATTGCACTGAAAGGCGATTCAGCAAAAGAAAAAGAAGATGGCGCGGATTCTGTTTTAAATCCTTCCGCACGTCTGAACAAAGCTAAATAAGGAGAAAATTATTATGGCTCAGATTTCCGCAAGTTATCATGTTGCAATGGCTCGCGCCTTGCCTGGTCAAGTTTCTGACACTTCCGCTTACAACATTGACGGCGCGTGTGTTCTTGAAGATGGTGAAATCCTGGTTGGCGTTGCCGTTCAGGTAAAAGAAGTTGACGCATTAGGCCACAAGGTAATGAAACCTATGGCTGGTGGCGGTACTCCTTACGGCGTTGCAATCCGTTCCCACTTCCAGACTACATCTAAAGATGGTCGAATGATTTACGAAGTAGGTAGCGGCATCAACGTAATGTCTGCTGGTCGCGTCTGGATGGTATCAGAAGATACTCAGGCTCAAACTTTCGGTACTCCTGTTAAGCTGACTGTTGATGGTAAAGTAAAATCTGATGGTGCTGTTGTCACTGGCTGGACTTACACAGGTGAATTCACCACCTTCCAGGATCTGAAACTTTCAGAGGTGCAATTGCATCAAATCTAATTAGCAATTAAAATAAAAGCCGTTCATTTAGAGCGGCTTTTTTATTTGGAGGTTTATATGTCAGATTATGGCGCTATTATGGGCGTTCAATGCCCTGGGTCACTTTCAGATTCCAGCCGATACAATATTGATGGTTGCTGTTTTGTTTCGCCTGAAACTGATAGCATTATTTGCGGGAAGTTTGTAACCGTTAAACGCATTGAGGATGGTTATAAAGAGATTAGCGATAAATTCAGCGTTCGCGATCTGCCTTATGGCGTTGCATTGCGCACACATATGAATACGGCGGTTGATGATGAAGGTTATATGGTTTATCCAACTTCTGAACCAATTAACGTTATTTCACACGGTCGCGCATGGGTATTGACTCAGGATATTGATCAGGCTCCAACTTTCGGAACTCCAGCGAAACATGCTATTGATGGGTTTGCCTCAAAAAATGGGACTGAAATTGCAGGTTGGCACTATACAGGCGGTTGGCAAAAATGGAACGGATTGTTTTATATCGTTGAGGTTCAGTTAATCCAGAATGCTCCTTATATCGCCGCATCATATGAAAAGCTGGTGAGAGGTGCAGATATTGACTTTAATCTTGCAAGCCCACAGCCGAGCAATAAAGTTATTATTGCAACTGTTGACGTTGCGCCAGTGGATGCAACAGATAAAACTGGTACATGGTCAGTAGATAACGCAAGCGAATTAGCCGATCAGGAAGTAATTGCTACCGTAACTCCTCGCGATGATTCAAGTTGTATGCTTGCATGTAAAGAAGGAAAGAGCGGGGAAGTATTCTTGAACTGGACGGCTAATGATGGATCTGGTGTTTCTGCATCAATGCCATTTACTTTTACCGCCTAACATAAAAAAGGCTTGAACGTTTAACAAAAAATGCTATATTAAAGCCGTTATTATGACGGCTTTTCTATGAGGGAAATATTATGTCTAAAGAAAAAATTAAATTTGATGAATTTGAAGCGTCTGTGATTTCTAATCACCTGCAACTGCAAGGCGCTAAAAACGATGCGTCTGATATGGGTATTTGGACGGCTCAAGAGCTACACAAAATTAAGTCTCAGGCTTATGAGAAAGAATATCCGGCAGGTTCCGCACTGCGTGTATTCCCTGTAACGTCCGAGCTTTCCGATACTGATAAAACTTTTGAATACCAGACTTTCGACAAAGTAGGTCACGCAAAAATCATCGCTGATTATACTGATGATCTGCCAACTGTTGACGCGATGATGACTTCTGAATTTGGTAAAGTGTTCCGCCTGGGTAATGCGTTCCTGATTTCCATTGACGAAATCAAAGCAGGTCAACGCACTGGCAAGAGCCTTTCCACTCGCAAGGCAAACGCCGCACAGAATGCGCATGATCAGCTTGTCAATCACCTGGTTTTCAAAGGCTCTAAGCCGCACAAAATTATCAGTGTGTTTGAACATCCGAACATCACAACTATCAACTCCGCAGGTTGGAACAACGCCGCAGGTACTGGTAAAAAGCCGGAAACAGCACAGGATGAATTAGAGCAAGCGATTGAAAAAATCGAAACGCTGACCAACGGGCAGCACCGCGCTACTCACATTCTGATCCCGCCGTCAATGCGTAAGGTTTTGAGCGTTCGTATGCCGGAAACCACCATGAGCTATCTTGATTACTTCAAGCAGCAGAATGGAGGTATCACTATCGAATCCATTTCCGAGCTTGAAGATATCGACGGCGCAGGGACTAAAGCGGCGCTGGTTTACGAAAAAGATCCGATGAACATGAGCATTGAGATTCCAGAAGCGTTTAACATGCTGACCGCGCAACCTAAAGACCTGCATTTCAAAGTGCCTTGCACCTCTAAATGTACTGGCCTGACGATTTACCGTCCGTTGACGCTGGTTCTGATTAAAGGTCTTGTAGTAGGCTGATAATTCAATTAATATAGGGAACCGTTAAAGGTTCCCTTTTTTATATATGGAGAAAAACAAATGGCTAAAGAAAAAGAAATTACACTGGTTAACACTGGCGTTGCACTGATTATTATTGATCGCGTTGACGTTATGCCAGGTAAAGAAATTACCGTTGCGGAAAGCGTGTTAGATCGGCAAGGCACTAAAGCACTTATGGCAGAAGGTAAGCTAACAATCAAAGATAACAGCGATCTCAATGCTGAAATCGTTGAAGCGTTTAAGAGCAAGCGCAAAAAAGATCCGAACGAAGGCAAGACAAAAAAAGAGCTTGAGGACGGCGGCGAGTATTAATTAATAAAGGCGCTTATTTAGCGCCTTTTTTATTGGGGGTAAATCATGAATGATATTGAGATCTTAGAGCAGATTTATAAACTTGCTCCAGCATTTAAAAAAGTAGATCCTGAATTGATTCAGGCATGGATCGAATTAGCAAAAGATTTCGTTTGCGTTAACCACTTCAAAGACAAGTACAATCGCGCTGTTGCTCTTTATACGTTGCACCTGATGACTCTTGACGGCGCAATGAAACAGGAAGGTGAAAGCGTAGAAAGTTATTCGCGGCGAGTAGCGTCATTTTCCCTGACTGGTGAGTTTTCTCAGACATTCAGCAAAGTTAGTGACGACACAAGCGGTAACACGTTGCGCCAAACGCCGTGGGGTAAAATGTATGAAGTTCTTAACAAGAAAAAAGGCGGCGGATTTGGCCTTACAACTGCCTTTCGTCGGAGGTGCTCACGATGAATTATGAACAAATCAGATCTATGGCATCGGCTGGAATTAATTTTTTTAGCGATGGAGCTGGTGAATTTGATTGCATTACTCAACCTGGAAGCGTTGAAATTGTTGGCGGTATTGAGGTTGAAAAACCTGAAATAAAGGTGAAGATTAAAGGTCTTGTGAGAGCACCACGGACGCGAGAAGTTGACGGAGAGACAATTAGAGTTACCGACAAGTTAGGCGTTTTTAATGCTGATGTAGAGCTTAAAAACGGATATCAGATTGATATCGACGGCGAGCGTTATGTTATGGTTGAAACAAGACCAATCAGACCAACAAGCATTACCGTTGCTTACCGTCCAATAATGCGGAGGGTTGCGGTTCATGGCTGATTATTCTATCCGAGAATTTCATGGCAATGTTGATAAATGGATCGAGCAAGTAGAAAGCGGATTGAATGACGTGATTCAGATTTTTGGTGAAAAGGTTCACGGCGCATTAGTTGATATTGCGCCAGTGGACACAGGACGATTCAAAGCCAATATGCAGATCACAGCAAACAAGCCGCCTCTTTACGCGCTCAATCAATATGATCCTGATGGTGAGAAAACAAAGGCGGAAGGTCGCAGGACGCTTTATGCTTTATTGCATGGCGGCGGCGCTATTAAATCAATATACTTTTCCAATATGCTGATTTACGCTAATGCTCTTGAATATGGTCATTCAAAGCAAGCGCCAGCGGGGGTATTTGGTATTGTTGCGATCCGGTTGCGCTCTTACATGGCGGAAGCGATAAGGGAGGCGAGAAAGAAAAATGCACTATGAATTATCTGTTGCGGCAAGAATGGCGCTGGCTCAAGAATACGAAAGCGAATATATGATCGCTTATGAAAACGTTGAATTTACGCCACCAAAAGGCGGCGGCATTTGGCTGAAATATGACTACAAAGAAGCAGATACAATAATTCATGATCTGAAAAGGAAATGCATTAGTTATATTGGAATGGTTCAGATCGGAATTGAATTCCCGCCAGGATCAGGAATTGATAAGGCTCGCAAGCTGGCAAAAAATATTGCTGATTTCTTTGAAGATGGTAAAATGCTTGCGAATGGTTATATTTCAGAAGGTGCGAAAGTGCATCAAGTTCAGAAATCAGAATCAGGCTGGTTTTATCCAGTACGTTTTTATGTTCGTTATGATGGTTAATAAAGGGGGCTATTATGCACTTACCTAACGGAGCACAGATTTTTATTGAGAATACTCGCGCACAGGCAGTAAGCGCAACCAACGTTAGCAACGCCGAAAAACCGGAGTTCACTGTTGCAAGTGGCGGAACTGACTTTAAAAAGGGTGATTACATTATCGTTACCGCCTCAAGTTGGGGTAAATTGCTTGATCGCGTTCTGCGTGTGACGGCGGCTGAAGAAACTAAGGTTACTGTTGAAGGTATCGACACAACCGATACTAACGTTTTCCCGGCTGGCGCTGTAACTGCGAGCTTTGCGAAAATTAACGGTTGGACAGAGATCCCATGCGTACAGGACTTGGGGCAGGACGGAGGCGAGCAACAGTATTACAATTACCAGTGCTTGAGCGATGACCAGGAGCAGCAGTTACCAACCTATAAAAGCGCGGTATCACTGACTTACACATTTGCGCATGAATACGATAACCCGATTTATCCGCTATTGCGTAAGGCTGACGAATCCGGCGACGTTAAAGCATTGCGCATGTATGTACCAAAAGCGAAAGAAATGCGCCTTTGGGCTGGTGTGCTTTCTTTCAACGAGATCCCACAAACGGCGGTAAACGAAATGGAAACCGTTTCTTTGTCGGTATCCCTGAAAGGTCGCTTTACTTTCCTCCCTGCTAACCAGGATTAATATTAAGGGGCGCATTGCGTCCCTTTTTTATTTGATGTAATATCACCTCAATATTTAACCACTCAGGAGAAATGACAATGGCTAAAATGAAATTGACTCTTGCCCCGCTTCCAGATTTCAAACTTCCAGTTAAATTTGTATTGCCGGATGGTAACGAGCAGAAAATTGTGTTTACCGTTAAGCATAAAAAGGCCAGCGAGATTCAAGAGCTTTACCAGAAAGAAGGTATTAAAGATCCTGAATTCATCATGAATGTTGCCGTGGGTTGGGATCTGGAGGAAGAATTCAACGAAGAAAACGCGCAACTGTTAGTTGATTATTATCCTGGCGCGGCGCTGGCTCTTATGGGATCTTATTTAAGTGCGCTGGCAGGGCAACGCGTAAAAAACTAAAAAGGGCGGTTTATCTGTATTATCAGAAACCGCCGACAGATGCAGAATTGCAAGCCGTAGGATTAACCCGCGCAGACTATGAAGGAGAAGATCCGCCAGAGGTCATATTTGATGAAAGTATGATGCAATCATGGGATATATTTTGCGCGATGGGTACACAGTGGCGTAGTGCTGGCGCTGGTGCTTACGGTTTTGATTATAATGTTTTGCCTATGTTATTCAGAATCTATAAAATAGACGATGAAGAAATGGCCTTAAATGACTTGCGCATCATGGAACAAAAAGCACTGGAAATGATGCAAGCAAATAACAAATAAAGCGCCTACGGGCGCTTTTTTTATGAGGGTAAAATATATGGCTGAACAATTTGCAGGTTTAACACTTGGCGTTAACGTCGATCAGTTAAACAGGGCTGTAAAGTCATTGCAGGACTTTAAAAAAGCAAACGACGAAGCAAAGAAAGGCGTTGAGAGCTTTGTTAATGAGGAAGAAATTGCAAAGCAAAGGGCAAAACAATTAGCTGATGAATTGGCGAAACAGAGCCGTGAATTTAAACGCATTCAGGACACTGTTGATCCGACAGCGGCGAAAATGCGCAAGCTATCTCAGGCCGCAAGCGATCTTGATAAGCTATGGCAAAAGGGCATTGTTCCCGATGAAACGTTTTTCCAGTTGGGGAGTATGCTGGAAACTCAGATCAGTAAGCTGGAGCGTAATAAAAAGGCGTTAACGGAAGAAGGCCGCGCAGCACTTGAGGAATCAAGAGCCAAAGAGAAAGCAGCGTTAGCCGGAAAAACTTTCCTTGCAGATCTGGAATCGCAAGCTGCCGCTCTTGGCAAAACAAAAGCAGAATTGCTTGAAATGAAAGCGGCGCAACTTGGCGTAAGTGCTCAGGCCGCACCATTCATTGCACAGCTTAAAGCGCAAGAAAAACAGATGAAGTTAACCGGAATTAGCGCAGGGCAATATAACCAGGCAATGCGAATGCTTCCGGCTCAGATCACTGACGTTGTAACGTCGCTTGCTTCCGGTATGCCTGTTTGGTTGGTTGCAATCCAGCAGGGTGGACAGATTAAAGATTCTTTCGGCGGCGTTGGTAATACGTTTAAAGTGCTGTTGTCGTTTCTGAATCCGGTAAACGTTGGCCTTGCCGCATTAGCCGTTTCAATGGGTGCTCTTGTTAAGGCTGGTTATGATGCGTATAAGTCGCAACGTGACTTGCAAGAGGCGTTGGTGCTGACTGGTGGCTATGCTGGCACAAGCGGCGCACAGTTCGATAAGCTGGCGCAGGACATTAATAACAGCACTGATGCGACGATAGGAAACATCAGATCCATCGCAACAGAGCTTGCAAAATCCGGCAAATTCACGATTGATCAGATTAAATCGATCACAAAGACTACCGCTCAGTGGTCAACGGTAACGGGTGAATCAAGCGACAAGATAACCGATTACTTTAATAAGATTGCTGGCGATCCGGTTAAAGGTCTTGCAGAGCTAAACGAGCAATTCAACTTTTTAAGCGAAGGGCAGTTAACTTATATTGCAGACCTGGAGAAAACGAAAGGAAAAACGGAAGCAGTGACGGCGGCGACAAAGTTATTTGCTGATGTTATGGATCAGAGATTAGCTAAACTGGCAGACTCCGCAACGCCATTAGAAAAGATGTGGACGAACATTAAAAAATGGGCGTCAGATGCTTGGGGATGGGTTGGAGATCACACGCTGGCGGCTCTTAACCTGATTATCGACGTTGTAGCCGGAACGGTTGAGCAGGTTAGATACTTGCTTAATCAGGGTGATATTCTCATTGGTGAATTTATTGTGTCGGCAACTAAGACGATGCAAAAAATCCCAGGTCTTGATAATGTTGGCGATTCTGTAATTTCGCAACAACAGAAGATCATTAATAACGCCAAAGAGAACAACAAGGAGCTATTAAAATCAATTGCAGAACGTAACGAGCGAGTCAAAAAAGGCGAGCAGGGTTACATTGACATGATGAAAAATCGTGCGGCGGTTGAACAGCAATATGCTACTAAAACAAAGGAGAATATCAGGAAGGAAGCCGAGGAATTAGCCAAACGCGATAAAAAGCAAAAGGCTGAAAAAGTTAAGGTATCGGCTGGCGATAAGCTGGAAGAACAATATCAGCGTGATATCCTGGCGTTAGAAACTCAATTAAGAGTTTTGAAAGAGCATAAGACGATCACTGATACCATAAGCCAGCAACGTAAATCTTTATGGGCTGAACAGGCTAAAATTCAGATTCTGCAAGAAGCCTCAACAAAGCGGCAACTTACTGATGAAGAAAAAAGCATTTTAGCCAACAAAGATAAGATCCTGGCGATGGCTGAACAAAAAGCCATTTTAGGCGATCAGATTGTTGCACAAACGCGCCTTAATCAGTTGCAAGATAGCTCAATCAAGTTTATCCAGCAGCAGAAAGCAGCAACAGAAGCACTAGCCAAAACCAGAGGGTTAAGTGAACGTGAAGCAGCAAGAGCGGCGGAACGTGCAAAGGTTGAGGCTGATTATCTTGCCAAAGGAGGAAAGGAAGGAGATCCGCAACTCACCGCAATGATGGATGCATTAGACAATCGCTATAAAGAGGAAGATGCTAAACGTGCTGATTGGTTGGCTGGCGCTAAAAATGCCTTTGCGGAGTACGGCGAGGAAGCAATGAACATGTATGATAATATCGGCAACATTGCGAGCCAGGCGCTAAACGGCCTATCGCAACAAATGGCTGATTTTTTGACTACTGGACAAGCAAACTTCAAAGACTTTGCAAAATCGATCATTAGCCTTATTGTTCAGATGATCACAAAGATGGTTATCTTCAATAGCATTTCCGGCATGATGGGCGGCTCAACCTGGACGCTTGGAAGCCTTTTAAGCGGTGCTGGTTTTGCTGGCGGCGGTTATACTGGCGACGGTGGCAAATATGATCCGGCTGGCGTTGTTCATAAGGGTGAGTTTGTTTTCACCAAAGAGGCAACGCAAAGAATCGGAGCTAAAAACCTGTATCGCATGATGCGAGGTTATGCAAACGGCGGTCAAGTAGGAAGCGTGACAACTGGCGGCGCTGGCATCAATCGCGGTGCATCTCAATTTGCATTTGGTGATATCAACGTTAACATTGACAACGGTCAAGATCCAAAAGGGATGGAAACTGGTATCAAGATGATTTTCACTGAAATGATTCAACGGTCATGCTCGCAAGGTGGCGAGGTTTATAATTTTGTTCATGGGAGGGCTTAATGTTAGATGAATTTACCTGGTGTACGCAGATTCAGAGCGGCGGCGGTGTAATGACAACCACCAATAACGACAGGGAAGTTGTTTTTGGTAACGGCTATCGCCAAAAGGCATCTTCTGGATTTAACACGGAAAGGAGGGAGTTTTCTATTGTATATGTTGGCAATGATTATAAGGCTGTTAAAGCATTTATGACGGATCACAGGTTAAAGCCTTTCTTGTGGAAAACTCCAGACGGTAGTTTTGGGTTGTTTACCGTAAAAGCCGGAACGGTTGGACTAACTCCAATTAGCCGAACCGCTCAGGAAGTCAAAGCAACTTTTACGGAAGAATTTACATCAATGCGATAAATCAAAGCCGCCTTGTGCGGCTTTTTTATTGTGTCTATAATGGTGCTTTATTGGAGGGCATAGAATATGGCTGAAAAACAGATCAAAAAGACTTTTGAAAATTGTCTGCAATCGCTTTTCCCTGGTGAAATAATTACGCTTGTTGAGGTTGACGGCACGAAATTTGGTGCTCAGGTTTACCGATTTCACGCTGAAAATATCGCGTACACGCCAGAGGAATTAATGCAAGCGCGTGAAACTGGAATATTGCCTCCGAAAGATATTAAGTTTCGCGGTGAAATTTACGGGGCGCGGCCTTTTGGCATCACAGGGATCGGATTTACCAGTAACGGGAAAGCAGAAAAACCACAATTAGCGCTTTCTAATTTAGATAGCCGTGTATCTGCTTTAATCAGATCCTATAATGGAATGATGCAAGCAAAGGTTACAATATGGGTTACATCGGCTGATTTAATTGATGATGAAGGTAATGTGGAGGACGGCGCATATAGAAAACTGGTTTATTATATTGAGCGTCCAAATTTTGTTAATCAGACGGTTGCACGTTTTGAATTAACATCACCTTATGATATGGATGGAATTATGATCCCGCCACGACTTACGCAAAGCGTTTGTTATTGGGCGCAAAGGGGATGGTATAGAAGCGGGAAAGGTTGCGGATATAACGGATCGGCAATGTTCGATAAAGACAATAATCCGGTAACAGATCCGAGCAAGGATTATTGCGCCGGAACGGTTACAGCTTGCAAATTGCGCTTTGGCGCTCAAAATGAATTAGATTTCGGCGGTTGCGCGGTTGCATCACTATTGAGGAAAAACCAATGATTAACGCAAAAATTAAACTTGAAATTATGCGCCATGCCAATGACGTTTACCCTAATGAATGTTGCGGCCTGGTAACTCAAAAATCACGCGTACAGAAATATCACCGGATAGACAACGTAAGCAAGGAGCCGGAAAAACATTTTGAAATGGACGCTGAACAATATGCGGAAGTTGAGGACTGCGGTGCTGATATCATAGCGATAGTTCACAGCCACACAGGGGAAGGGGCAACAACAATCCCTAGCGCACACGATTTGTGCATGTGTGATGAAACTGGTGTTTCTTGGGTTATCGTTTCGATACCAGAAGGAGACATGAGAATCATAGAGCCACAATCACGGCCTTTGATTGGTCGCCCCTGGTCGCTTGGTGCTTATGATTGTTGGGGTCTTATTATGGAATGGCATAAAGAGCAAGGCGTGATCCTGAATGATTTCCGTAAGCCGTATGAATGGTGGAAGCCGGAACATGGTGAAAACCTTTATCAAGATAATTACTTGAAAGAAGGTTTTATAGAAACAGGAGAGCCACCAAAGCCAGGTGATATGATCATAATGCAGTTGCAAGCGCCAGTATGGAACCACGCAGGAATTTATTTAGGCAACAATCAACTATTGCATCATGCATTCGGCAAGTTGTCGCGAGTTGATTTATATTCTGGATGGTATCAGGAACACACAACAATGATTTGCAGACATAAGGATCTGAAAAATGAATAAGGTTATCAACGTAAAATTATCAGGCTCATTAGGTCGCCGCTTTGGTGTTTTCCATAAATACGCCGTTGAGAGTTGGCCTGAATGCGTAAGGGCATTATCAAGCCAGGTTGAAGGATTCAAAGAATTTATGCAAAGTGAAATCGGATCAAAGATGAAATTTGCAATTTTCGTTGATGGTAAAAATGTTGGCTTGAATAATGATAGCGCATGGCGTTGCGCTCGCGAGGTTCGAATTGTTCCGGTTCCAACAGGTTCAAAAAGCGGCGGTTTATTTCAGGTTGTATTGGGTGCTGTTATTATGGTCACTGCGTTTTTCACTGGTGGTGCATCGCTGGCGGCTATGGGTGCTTTTTCATCGGCTGCATTTATGATGGGTGGTGCAATGGCTCTTGGCGGAGTAATGCAGATGATTAGCCCACAACAAGGAGGAATGAGAATGGAAAGCCAGAGCGCAGCTAACAAGCCGTCTTATGCGTTTGGCGGTGCTGTTAATACCACGGCGGCAGGTTATCCGGTTCCGTTGCCTTATGGTTATAGAACGGTTGGCGGCGCTATATTTAGTGCTGGATCATACGCAGAAGATAAACTCTAATTATATTAACCCGCCGTTGCGCGGGTTTTTTGTTACATGTACAATGACAGCACGTTAAATAGCAAGAAAGGTTAAACGCTATGGTTAAAAATATGATAACTGGCAGTAAGGGCGGTTCATCTAAACCGCACACACCTGTTGAAATGGAAGATAACTTGATTTCAATTAACAGGATCAGAATTCTTTTAGCTGTTTCTGATGGTGAAGTTGATCCAGACTTTTCATTAAAAGATTTATATTTTGATGACGTTCCGGTTATGAATCAGGACGGGTCACTAAACTTTCAGAATGTTAAAGCCGAATTCAGACCAGGATCACAAACGCAAGATTATATTCAGGGATTCACTGACACGGCGAGTGAGATTACTGTTGCTCGCGATCTGACGGCTGCAACTCCTTATATTATTTCCGTGACTAATAAAAACCTTTCCGCGATCCGTATTAAAATTTTAATGCCGCGAGGGTTTACGCAGGAGGATAACGGAGATTTAACAGGCGTTCGCGTTGAATATGCTGTTGATATGGCTGTTGATGGTGCTGAATATAAAGAGGTTTTGTATGATGTAATTGAAGGTAAAACAATGAGCGGTTACGACAGAAGCCGCCGAATTGATTTACCTGATTTCAATGAGCGTGTTTTATTGCGCGTCCGTCGCCTGACAGATAGCACGTCAGCAAGGGTAACGGATCTGATTAAAATGCAAAGCTATGCTGAAGTTGTAGACGCTAAATTTCGTTACCCACTGACTGGTTTAGTATATGTTGAGTTTGACAGCGAATTATTCCCTAATGCGTTGCCGAATATCAGCATTAAGAAAAAATGGAAAATCATTAATGTTCCGTCAAATTATGATCCTATTTCCCGCACTTACTCAGGGTCATGGGATGGAACATGGAAAAAAGCGTGGTCTAATAACCCTGCTTTCGTTCTGTATGATTTAATCACCAATCAGCGTTACGGACTCGATCAAAGAGAATTAGGCATCGCGCTTGATAAATGGAGCATTTACGAATGTGCGCAGTATTGCGATCAGATGGTTCCAGACGGTAAAGGCGGAACAGAGCCGCGCTATCTTTGCGACGTTGTGATCCAGAGCCAGGTAGAAGCGTATCAGCTTGTGCGTGATATTTGTTCAATCTTTCGAGGAATGAGTTTTTGGAACGGTGAGAGCCTTTCAATTGTGATCGATAAGCCGCGCGATGCGTCATACATCTTTACTAATGACAACGTGGTTAATGGTGAGTTTACTTACACGTTTGCCAGCGAGAAAAGCATGTACACGCAATGTAACGTGACTTTCGACGACGAACAAAACATGTATCAACAGGACGTTGAAGGGGTTTTTGAAACAGAGGCGGCATTACGCTTTGGATATAACAGCACGTCAATAACTGCTATCGGTTGCACACGACGCAGCGAAGCCAACCGCCGTGGACGCTGGATTTTAAAAACCAACGTCAAGAGCACAACAGTAAACTTTGCTACTGGCCTGGAAGGTATGATCCCAACGGTAGGCGATGTAATTGTTGTTTCGGATAACTTCTGGTCAAGCGCTTTGACGCTGAATCTATCAGGTCGATTGATGGAGGTTAACGGGTTGCAGGTGTTCACGCCGTTTAAGGTTGACGCAAGAGCGGGTGATCGCATTCTGGTAAATAAGCCGGATGGTAAGCCAGTTGGTCGAACCATTGCGCGTGTGAGCGATGACGGCAAAACGCTAACGCTAAACACAACGTTTGGCTTTGACGTTAAGCCTGATACGGTTTTTGCAATTGAGCGCACAGATATAGCCCAGCAACGCTATGTAGTAACAGGAATAACTAAAGGTGATGGTGATGAAGAATTTACCTACAACATAACGGCTGTTGAATACGATCCGAATAAATACGATGAAATTGATTATGGTGTAAACATTGATGACCGTCCGACTTCAATCGTGCAGCCTGACGTATTGCCAGCACCTGAAAACGTCAAGATCGAATCTTATTCGCGAGTTGTCCAGGGCGCTAGCGTTGAAACAATGCATGTTTCATGGGATAAGGTTGAATATGCAAGCCTTTATGAAATGCAGTGGAGAAAAGACAATGGCAACTGGAACAACACGCCTCGCACAGCCAACAAGGAAACGGAAGTTGAAGGAATTTACGCGGGTAACTATCACGTAAGGGTTAGATCTGTTGCAGCTAATGGTTCAGCGTCTGGATGGTCAGCCATTGTAAGCGCCGGATTAACTGGCAAGGTTGGAGAACCGGAAAGGCCAATTAACCTTACTGCGTCTGACAATGAAGTTTTCGGAATTCGCGTAAAATGGGGTATGCCAGAAGGAAGCGGAGACACGGCATATATTGAGTTGCATCAAGCGCCGAACGGTGCTGATGGTCATCCTATCGTTGATGAAGCAACGCTATTAACGCTTGTACCGTTCCCGCAATATGAGTATTGGCATTCAATACTGCCAGCGGGTCATGTTGTCTGGTACAAGGCAAGGGCAGTTGACAAAATCGGTAACGTTTCTGATTGGACTGATTTTGTGCGCGGCATGGCTTCCGACGATACGAGCATTATCACGGATCATATTAAGGTCGATATTGAAAATTCTGATGGCTATAAGTGGTTGCAGGAAAACGCAATAAAGGCCAATGATAAGATCCACAGCACAGCGGAATCAGTGATTGAAAACGCATTAGCTAATGATAAAGATGTTCGACGTATGCGAGTTGAAAACGGAAAGCGTAAAGCGGAGTTCTTGCAATCGCTGAAACTCATTGCAGACGAAACAGAAGCAAGGGTAACGCAGGTCACTCAAATGAGTGCGCAATTTGACGAGAAATTAACGGCTCAAAATAGCGAATTGAGAGAGGTAATTGCTAACAGCACTGAAACCATTAGCCAAAGGATTGATCAGCTTACAGCTACGTTTGAGAGCGAAATTGATGGTGTTAAGCAGGATATCAAAGCACAGATAACTGATGTTAACCAGGCAATCACCAATGAAGCGGAAGCGCGAGCGTCAGCGGATAGGGCGTTATCAACTCAAATTGGTGATACCCAATCAGCGGTTAACCAGAAACTTGATTCATGGGTTAACGGAACAAGCGTTGGTGCGATGTACGGCGTTAAGTTGGGGATCAGGTATAACGGGCAGGAATATAGCGCAGGTATGGCGCTTTCTCTTGTCGCTGATGGTGGCGGAGTTAAATCACAATTCCTGTTTGATGCTGGACGATTTGCGATCATCAATAATGCTCAAAGCGGAGGTTTTACACTACCGTTTGTTGTTGAGAATAATCAGGTGTTTATTAACAGCTTACTTGTGAAAAATGGCTCTATTGGTAACGCTCAGATTGCGGATCAGATTAACTCTAACAACTGGCAGAGCGGCGCGGCTGGATGGATGATTAACAAGGGCGGATATGCTGAATTCAACCAGATAACGGTAAGGGGTACAGTGTACGCAAACGCTGGTTCATTCACTGGTAACGTTTACGCTACTGATGGTTGGTTTAGGGGTACTGTTTACGCTGAAAAAATTGAGGGTGACGTTGCAAAGGCTGTTGTTCTTCCGTTTAACGGATCGGTTCACATTCCGGCAGTAAACTACAACAGACACCTTGTGATCCCTTATGTTGGTATTCACGGGTACACATATTCAGGTGGTACATGGGGCGGCGGTACTGTTTGGGTTGATTCAACATATGGCGGTCGCCTTGCTAACGTTCAGGCAACTGCAATGCATGGCGGATCAAGTGGTTATGTTCTGTTGCCAGCGGGTAACGCAACTACGCTTTCATATGGTGGAAATCTAAACCACGCAAACGCAGTACCGATCTTAACAGTTCTGCTATTCAAAGCATAAAAGGAGGTAAATCAATGCCCTGGCTTAACGGTCGGGGCATTTTGTTTTCTTTTGTTCTACGGTGTTCACAACTTAATCCGGCGTAAAATAATAAACGTTTGCACAACAAAAAGAACAAATAAAATATCTATATAATACATACACTTAAAGAATAATTATTATTATATATCTATATTTGTATTCTTATTGTTTCTATTGTTCTCTATGGTTTGTGGTGGTTGTGTGTTTTGTATTGGTTGATGGTTATATATCACATGGTATGTATTTATATATGGTATGCAGCGTAAATGCGTGAACAATGGAACGCAAAAACAACAATTAGTAAAATCATAAACTTACGATGTGATTTTGTTGTCAATGCTAGTTGTAAACGTATTCAAAACAAAAAGAACACTTAAAGGGTATTGACTACATGCAACAAAGACATATAATGCAGACATACCAACGAGAGGATGACCAAATGAGCGATTTTAAAGTTTACACCTTTGACCAGTTAACCAATGATAAATATCACGATCCTAAAGGTTGGGCGGCTGAATACGTTAGCGGTTCAAGCCTGGCAGAAATCTTTGCAAGTTGTCCGGCAGCATGGAAATACAGACCACGCGAGGAAAGCAAAGCGCTTGTTTTCGGTACGCAGTCACACACCAACTTTCAAAGCAGTGAGTTGTTCGCAAAAGAGTACCGCAGAGCGCCAGCGCCGGAAGATTACGAAAACCTGATCACAAGCCAAACAGCGCTGGCGAGCAAATTAAAGTCTTTTGGCCTGACTGGTACATCAGGGAAAACGTATCCAGAATTGATAAAGATGATGGTTGATTGCGGGGAAGATTTAAATGTGCTTTGGCTCATTGAAATGATAGCAGAAAGCCAGGCAAGAGCGGATAATGTTGAATTGGTTCCTGCTAAAGATTATGACGCTTGCGTTTCTATGCGCCGTGTTCTTGAGGCAATACCAGAGCACAACGCTTGCATGAATAGCCCAACAGCACAACGCGAGCTATCAATTTTCGGCACTATAAAAGGCGTGAAAGTCAAAGTAAGGCTTGACCATGTTGATATTTGCAAGGATGTGCTTGCAACGGTAATTTCCGGCTATGACGGTGAAGGGAATCCGGTTTATGAAACCACGCGATTTGATGAAGCGATTGTGATCACTGATTACAAAACAACGTCAAGCGCTAACCCAACGGAGTTTTCACGGCTGGCATTTAATCATGGTTACTACTTAAAAATGGCATTGCAGCACGACCTATTCAAGAAAGCGTATCCAGAAGAAAAACGACCTGTTGTTGTTCGACTTCTGGCGCAAGAAAAGAAAGAGCCGTTTTTACCTATCGCATACCGAATGACAGACGAGCAATTGAAGATCGGACGTCTGCAATACATGAGCGTTATCAACCAGTTTGCAGAATGCCAGGCTAATGACGTTTGGCCTTCATATGCAAACGGTGAGCCGGAAATTGACCTGCAAACGCCTGATTGGGTACGAAGACAATACAAAGGTTTTTTATAAATAGCACTTTTTGCTAAAACAGCCATTCGATGCGTGGTATACTACACGCATCAACCAACAAGAGAGGAAATAAAAATGGAACAGCAATTCAATGAACAAGACACTCAAGACGTGCGCGATCATGTAGGCGGATTTGTAAACGCATTAGGCATTATGCAACGCCAGTTCTTACGAGTAATTGATCCAAGCGAATCACCGGAAACTCTTGAATACGTTCGCAAGGTTGCATATTCGATTGATAACGTTGTGTTAACAGTTCTTCAAATGGAGAATAACGAAGAACACCGCAAGATGATTAATCAGGCAAGTGAAATCATGATCCAGAATTTGATTGATTATCACAACGCGAACAAAGAAAAGCATTAATTAACACGGCGGCGCAAGCCGCCATTATTAAACCGGAGTCAATGAAATGAAATTTTCCGATCAAAACGCAAACGTAATTAAGGCATTGTTTGAGGCGCGTCAGTTATTCACAAAAGTAAAAAAGGATAAGCAAAACACGCACCTGAAAAACAAATATGCAACTCTTGACAGCGTTCTTGATGCTATTATGCCTGGCCTTACTGATAAGGGTTTATTCCTTACTCAAGATCAGAAAGTTGGCGAAGATTTGAAATCAATGACGGTTTTAACTCGCTTCATTCACGTTGAATCAAATGAATGGGTTGAATATAGTTTCACGTTGCCAATGCAGAAATTAGATCCACAAGGCGGCGGCTCAACAAACAGCTATGCGAGACGTTATGCTCTTTGCACGGCTCTTGGCCTGGCAACGGCTGACGATGACGCAAATCTTGCCACCAAAAACGCGCAGGATTGGAAAAAAGATCTTGATGCTTGCGATAACCTTACAGACTTGCAAGAAACGTTTAAAACGGCTTACAAGCAATCTGACGCGGCTAACAGGAGAATCATTAAAGAGCATTACGACAAGCTAAAAGCAAAAATGGAAATCGGAAAGGCTCGCGGTTTTAATCCGGCAGCGCCAGCGGCTAATGTTGCGAAGAAGGAAAATGTTGAAAACGAGCCGCAACAGGAAGTAAAATCTCAATCTATCACAGACTTTGAATAAATTAACGTGGGGCGGTAACGCCCCAATAAGGATTAAGAATGCACGTAATCACCGGAGAAATTCGCAAAGAGCCATTTGTAAAGCAAGGCGCAAACGGCACATTATACATCGTTGAGCTTTCGGAGTCATTTAAAGATCGTGAAGGTAATCGACAATACACCAATTACAAATTCTTCTTTAATGCTAAAAGCGACGGCATGAATAATTGGTATCGTGAAGCATTTCAGCAGGGTAAAGTTATTTCTGTATCATGCGATCAGTTACGCATTGATAGCCAGGAATACAACGGGCAGATTTATAACACATTGACGGCGGCGGGCTTTCCTAATCTTTTATTCAGTCAACGCGGAGAAGGGCAAGCGCCACAACAGCAGCAACCTCGACAGCAACAACAATCGCCACGCCAGCAAGCGCCTCAAAACAACGAGCCGCCTATGGATTTTGATGATGATATCCCATTCTGATAAAAAAAAGGAGCCGAAAGGCTCCTTTTTTATTACTTAGCAATCTGAATAAACATTGATTGCATTTCCTCGATCATCTTTTTCATTTCTGCTACTTCATTTTTTAGCTCATTGATTTCATCTTGTTGCTTCTGAATGGTTTCATTCTGCTTATCTGAATCATCAATCATTTCATTAATTGCGTTAACCAAAAGAGCAGTTACACCGCCATAGCTAACACCTAAATATTCTGAATCTGAAATCTTGTAAACCGCTTCCGGTAAAACAGTTTGCACGTCTTGAGCTATTACACCAGCCTCCTCCGAATAGAAAGAATATTCATCTTCATCAAGATTGTTGCGCTTAAAATAAGTGTAACCTTTTATTGATTTCACTTTTTCTTTAGCGCTTTCAATCTCTTTTAGGTTTGCTTTCAGGCGAATATCGGAAGTGTTAACCCATTGCACAGCAGACGCATAACCAGCATCGTTAAACCCATAAACAGCGCCCCTTACATTAAAATGAGTTTCGCAACCTCCAGCGCCATATCTGGCAACATCTATACCAAAAGCCCAATCACCACCCCACCTTACAACTTTAACAACGTTAACGGCTACATCATCGCTTGGAAGTTCAACAAGCATACCAGCGGCGCGATCACGCCATGCAGTAAAAGCACCACCCTCAACATTTCCACCTATAAAGCAATTAGCGCCACCGCGTCTAACTCCTTCAACATAAGCGAATCTAGCACCTTCTGGAGCAAATGATTGAATAGTTCTGTATGCAACATTGCCACTCTTTGTAAATGCAAACATCACTTGACTATCAGCAATTGCTTGAAGAATCCCATCTCCATTTTGCCTAAATCCAGTGTCTGTATCACCAATTACTAACGCATTACTTCCAAGCGCATTACCAATACCCCTACCGATAACTATTGAATTGTAATTTATCGCGTTACCGCTTTCATCAAATTGATAATAGTTTGTATCACCTCCTTCCCTAGTGACTTGTATTGTTGTTTTTGCTAATCCACCTTGAATTTCGTTGTAAATTCTTGAGTATGAAAGCTGTACATCTTCTGGACTTTTGTTTATTAAATAAAGAATTCCAGAGTTTACAGAGTTTTTTTCTGTTAGTCTTATTCCTCTAAAAACAGGTATATCAGCCTCACCAATGCCAAAATTACTCCTTGCTTGCCCTACGCTTTGAGCGCCAGTGCCTCCTCGTTCGATGTGTAATGGCTTGACGTTTCCATAATCATCTTGAACACCCCACACACCATTGTTAGCTACAAGCATATTTAGTTTTCCATCAGGTGATTTTATGGCGTTAAAATCTCCTGGTGCTTCGCTAGTAATGCAAAAAACACCTTGCACACGAAAGTTTTTTCTTGCCCCTTCAATATTTTCCGCACCAGTGCCGCCAGCACCAACAGAAAGAGCTGATGTGCTGTTATCGCTATTTCTTGCAACTCGCCACTCGCCGTTGTTTGCGATCCGTAATTCATAAGTCCATGCAGGGTTACGAAATGAGTTATAATCACCTGGATTTTGCCCCTTAACTGAATTAACAGCCTCAACTTTCAGCGCCTCCCTTGCTAAATCTTTATTAGCAAGATCATTAAGATTCTGATCCTTATGCAGAAGGTTTTCATGGTTAACTTGTTGTGCCCATTGGCGAGCTTCATCACGCGCAGTTTCAGCGCCTTGTTTAGCGTTTCCGGCTGCAACGTTTGATTGTTCAGCGGCAAGTTGTGATTCCTTTGCTGCATCGCGAGCATTAACAGCCTCGTTTTTAATTGATCCAATTTCAGCAACGGCGCTATCTTTTATTTGTTGCGTCTGCGTTTTTATTGCGTCAGTGTCTGCCTTAATCTGATTGGTTTCATTGACGGCAGCATCCTTAATCTGTTGAGTCTCAGATACAGCAGAATCCTTAATCTGTTGCGTTTCATTTTTTAGTTGCTCAGTTGCTGCTTTGTCGTTTGCTACCTGTTGAGCATCAGCATTAACCTTGTTAACTAAATCTTGCAATGTTTTCAGATCGAAGTTTTTAAAGAATTCAATCGCTTCCTCAATAACAGTTTCTTTACTTTGGTAATAGCGCAGAGTTTCCGCAACATCTTGCGCCATTCCATCTACCGTTAAAGAGTCATTCAACAGGATCACATAATTTCCGTTTTCTACTGGCTCGCCGTCAGTCTGGATCGCTTTCATTTCCGTGTCGCTTACAATATCGCTAATCACAGCCAATTTAAGAGGCGATGTGAGAAATACGATTGTTGCGCCAGTGCGGATAAGAGAAAGAGGCTCACGCCATTTTGTGCCAGTACCAGTTATAACGCCTTGTGCGTCCATTGCAGCAGTACCAGTGCGATATAAAGCCATAATTACACCTCATTTTATTCATTGAAACAGTGTAGTGATTATGCGATATTGCTATGTTACATGCAATAAAAAACCCCGCCTTAGCGGGGTTCGTCAACGACAACGAGAAGTCAATGAAACAGATTCATCGAAAAGTGTTAGTAGCAGGATGAATATTATAATAAGTCACTTGCCTTGTAAAGCCTCCGCTCTATTCCATTTTTGAATTTACCGTTAATTGGCAACATTACTTCTAATTCGCGATCATCAGCAGCAATCAAAGTATCGCGATCATTAGCATGGCACACAACGCGCATTTTGCGATCACCTTTGTAGCGATACGCTACTATTTCAAGATTCGAAGCAGAAAAACAAGCCCATACCTCTTGTCCAGTTGCCAAGTGGATGTGTTGCGCATCAATCCAATCAACGCAAAGGTAAATTGTTTTATCAGTCTTTCCAGTAACAGCAACGGAGCCGCGCGTGTAATCCTTAGCGTAGAAACTGCTTTCCCCTTCCTCATTGACAAAAAGAATATTGCACATTTCATCATCCAGTTCATCGCTATGCACCAGGTGGCAAGGAATAGCGTGAATATGTTCGCAATATCCGTTGTCATGAGTTTTTACGCCAACTTGATACGATTCGCCGTCTAATGGATAAAACGCCTCAAAAACGCTTAGATTTGTTATTTCCATGCGTTCAGTTTTATCCATAACCTCAACACATTTTTCATGAGTTGCTTGCGATCCGAAATTGTAACCGGAATCACGCTTTGCCGCTTTGTTAGCCTTGTTGACAACCTCAACCGGAACCAGGTTTAACCATTCGCCTAGCGTGTCGATTGCTTCACTGTAATTTTCACCACGTATGCGCATGAATAATCCGATCCCTGAATCATTCCCGCATTGGTTGCAAATGTTGCCGCCGTCGCCTTTCTCGTTGATTTTGTCAGTCCAACGAAAGCGATCTTTACCGCCGCAATAAGGGCAAGGTTGATGTTTGCCGTTGAATGTTAATTGAGGAATATCACAAAGTTTCATCAATGCCGCTTGCCACATGCCGCGCATCTTTGGGATCACTTCTTCTTTTTGATAATGCATTTCTCAACCTCCAAATAAAAAACCTGGCACGATGATAAACCATGCCAGGCCGGAATTTTTAGCAATCAGTGCTATCGACGGAAATCACAACGCGTTTCTTCTGATTGGCTTCCTTTGCTTTGCGCCGTTCTTCTTTCGCCTTGTCGCGTTCAGCTTTGCGCCGCGCTTTCTCCTTCTCGCGTTCTTCTGGAGGCATAGACCGTAACGGATCGTAAGGCCGGACAAATCCGCGCGCCTCCGCTTCTTCTTTTGTGACAAATCGCATGAGCTTTCTGTTGCTGCAACGATTCTCTAATGGCTTGCCGTTGTTGTCAAAGCGCAAATCTGGACGGCAATATGAAGCGCGGAAACCGTTAAAACCTTTGCGGCGGTAATCCTTTTGGATCAGTTCAGCGCCTTTAGCTGAAATCATGCCGCGCTCTTTCCATCCCCACACTGTTTTAAGGTTAACGCCAATCTCACGCGCCAACGCAGCACAGCCGCCATAAGCGCTAACCACTTCATCAAGCCTAGCTTTTAATCCTGCCCTTACTTCTTCCTTTAGTACCAGATAACCGCTAACAGGTGCGCGGCGCTTCCGGTCTTTACCACGCCTTACGCCGTTGTTACCATTGATTGTGCGTTTGTCGATTTCTCCCGTTGAGGCCGCAATTTTGATTTCGCTCATATTTTCACCTATAGCACTTTTTGCTAAAACTATTGAGTAAGTTTGTGTATGATATGGTGCAAATGGCATTTAGTCAAAAGGATAAGTAATGATTCCTAACATTGAAAAACAGATTGAAGAACTTGGAGCGGAAAAGATAAAGGCAATACAAAAACGCTTCACAGTTGGTGAAATTGTGCCTTACGAATATCAATGCGTTGCATACGTTGAGATCGCAAAGCGTTTAAGCCGTTATGAACATCCGTTTTTTGTTAAGGCGGCTGTATCGGCAGGTAAAACAATCATCTTTGCTATGGTTGCGGCTCAGTGCCGTAAAATGGGGTTGAAAGCGTTATTTCTGGCGCGTCAATCTGAAATTGTGGATCAGGATTCAAAAGAGATTAGCGCCTTTGGTGTTCCGAATTCCGTTTATTGCGCTGGCCTGAATACCAAAAGCGCTTATTTCCCGATTGTTGTCGGATCGGAAGGCACTGTAATTGGTGGATTGAATAAAGCGTTGGGTGATTACGTCCCGCAAGTTTTAGGTATAGACGAATGTCATCAAGTCAACTGGAATGATATTGTTGAAGCCGAGGAAAACGGCGAAAGCATAGAGCAAATGATGACACCGAAAGGTGAACCAGTTGAAGGCAATCCGTTGCTGATTGGTTCAGGCCGCGCACAATACACCATTATCATTGCAGAAATGCGCCGCCGTTGTCTTGAGACTTACGGTCATCAGTTGCGTATATTTGGAATGACCGGATCGGAATATCGCGGAATTGAGCCGATACTTGTCGAAGATAAAAGAATTCCTGGGTTTTGGCGTGAGCAGATCACAAACATTGATACTGATTACCTGGTAAAATTTGGTTCAGTTGTTCCCACTTATTTTGGCAATGTTGGTGATTTGGGTTACGACTTATCAGAATTTACGCCAGTGAATGAATTTGGCGTTGCTGATTATGACCAGAAGCAATTAAAGGCCATGAGTGACAAGATTCACCAATCAGGAACCATGACGCAGAAAATAATGCAGATGGTTCACGAGGTGATGAAAAACCGCTTGTGCGCTCTTGTTACTTGCGCTGACGAAAGGCACTGCAAAGAGGCGGCGGCGGCGCTTCCGCATGGCACGAAATATCACATTATCACCGGAAAAACTGGAGAGAAACAGCGGCGCTTATGGCTTGAGGATGCATATGAAGGGCGCGTTAAATACATCTTCCAGGTTCAGGCGCTAACAACTGGCGTGAACGTTCCTCCGTGGGATACTTCTGTTATTTTGCGCAAGATCGGAAGCCTGACGCTATTAACTCAGCTTTTGGGGCGCGGTATGCGTCAATTAAAAACTTACCATAAAGAAGTATTGGGAATGCACAAAACAGATCATCTTGTTTTGGACTTTTCCGGCACGATGTTTGAAATGGGTAATTTGTATTTCGATCCAATGCTTGAGCAAGCGCAATTCCAGTTGCGTAAATCGCAGGATAAAGATCCGAAATTTTGCCCGATTTGCGGCACAGAAAATTCATTCTATGCTCGCCGTTGCATTAATGAAGATGAAAATGGAAATCGTTGTGAGCACTTTTGGACGTTTCAAACGTGTGAGGATCAGATTGATGACCGCACAAAGAAAGTTATTGTAAAAGGTTGCGGCGCAAAAAATGACGTTGCAGCGCGTGTATGCCGTTGCTGTAATGTTCAGTTACGCGATCCAAATGACAACTTATCCGGCAAGATGTACCGTAAAAACGATTGGTGCGACGTGTTAGATTTTAATGTGACACTCACAAAAAATCAGGCTGGCGTAATATTCTGCTACACGTTGCGCGATAGTGGCGGCGTAGAATTCAGGGCATACGAAAAATATTTCCCTGAATCAGAACACAAGATATGCAAAACGCTTTGGACAAAGGCGGTTAGAACACATGTTATAGATCGCCAGGCCGCAAACTTTATGATCACTTGCCGCAATGCAATTAAGATCATGAGTTATGCGGGGCAAATATTGCCGCCAAAACGTGTTACCCATCGCAAGAACACAAAGAAAGAAGATTTGATCGCACAGAAGGAGTTTTAAAAATGGTTACTGATAAAGGCGATTATCTGGAGTATTACGACAAATCAGATCCAGATGACAGAAAAGAGGAAGCGCACCAGGTTGATTCTTATTCATGGTTAACATATGAGTTTCCAATGTGGCTTGTTTGGCACACTAAAAACGAGGGGAAGAAAACCATAGGCACAGCCGTAAAGGATCAGCAAGCGGGTGTGAAGAAGGGAGTTAGCGACATTCTAATCCTGACTGGTTTTATTGGCTGCAAGTATTCATTTATAGCAATTGAGCTTAAACGCGCAAACAAGAAAGGCACGAAGGTAAGCGACGAACAAAAGGAATTCTTGCGACGTGTCAGAGAGTGCGGAGGATTCGCCGCCGTGTGCTATGGGGTAGAGCAAGTAAAGTTAGCAATAGCAGATGCGATAAAATAGCACTTTTTGTTAAAACAGGTGCAAAGGAATGCGCCATAATGCACACATCGAAACGGAACGGAGTATTCAAAAATGAAAAAGATGCTTGCTGTAATTGCTTTATCTCTTGCCGTTGTTGGTTGCGGTGAAAAACCAAAAACATATATTTGCGGAAATGAAGCATTCGAGATCACAGGCGATTATATGAAGGTTGTAAGAGGTAAGAGCACAGGATTGATTATTGATAATATCGGTAAAAATCAATATAAGCTGTTTACGCCAATTGGATCAGCTTTCTATACAGTTAACGAAAACACAATTGATATTAAAGTTGGCGTTTATCAGCACACTCTAACTTGTGAGGTAAAATAAAATGGCTAAAGATACTCAAGATAAAACCACAATTGATACTTTCGCGCCAGAAATGGATTTTCATGAATTACAGTATGGTAAATATTCAGATATTGCTTTACGTTCAGGTGGTCATTATCAGCCAGTAAGAGAAAACCCATTATTTAAGGTTAGCGGCAACCGTTACGCAGGAAGCAAGACGCCGGATGTTGTGCGCGATTTGTGGGAAACGCCAGATGAAATTGTTGAATATCTTTCTGAACGTTACGGTAAATATGATCTTGATGCAGCCGCAAGCGAAAACAACAAGAAATGCGACAAGTTTTACAGCAAAGAGACAAACTGCTTAAAGCGTTGGTGGGGTAGCAATAAACATGTTTGGTTAAATCCACCATACAGCAATCCAGATCCATTTATCAAAAAAGCAATTGAGCAGATGGAACACGGAAACCAGATTGATATTTTACTTCCGGCTGATAATTCAACTGCATGGTTTAGCGATGCGCAAAAGAATGCAGCGGAAATAATCTGGATCACTGGCGAAACATGGGAGGATGACGGCAAGGAATATTCCCGCACTGGTCGATTAGCGTTTATTTCTGGCCTGACAGGTGAACCAGTACAAGGCAACAATAAAGGCAGTGTGATTTTTATCATGCGTCAACTTAAAGAAGGTGAGCAACAGCAAACACATTATGTGAAGATTAGCGACATTTGCCCTTCCGTAAAAAATAAACGAGCCAAAGCGCGGAGTATTTAATAATGGAAAAGATGACAGTTTATTTAATTGAATTTGGAGAGTGGTTGCTTTATCGAGGCCTTGTGTGTGAAATGATCACAAAAGAGGGTCATCTAGAAAAGATCGATTGTGATTTATGGGAATTTACCGAATCTCTTGATATGAGTTTTGACGAAATAAAGGAATTACCGATTGAAGAATGGCCGATTAAAGTCAAAGCTGATCTTGATGAATTCGTTAAAGATTGGGAAATGAGAAACGGAATGATGAGAGCAGAATAGCACTTTTTGTTAAAAATGCCCCGCTAAAGTGGGGCATAATCATTTCAACGAAACGAAATGAGGATTTGCAAAATGAAAATTGTTAATGTTGAATATTTCAAAGATGCTCAATGGTTGGCTAAAGAATCATTATTCATGCTTGATCGCAAGTGTCCAAAAGTTATTGCGCAAATACTTTGGAATGATGCGATGGAGTTACTTAAAAAGGCTTACGGTTATGAAAGTGACAAAAGGTAAAAAGGAAACTTGGGAGCTTGCTAAAAAAGGCGGTCTTGATGAAGGGATCGCCAAAATAGCAAAGTATTTCGATATTAAAGACGTGTGCGTTATTGTTGGTGACGAAATGGCGTATGTTGAAGAAAAGCCGCGACGTGTTCACCGTGTTCCGGCAATACCAACAACAATAGACTATAAATCAGTTATTAACAAAACCAAAGAACAAAAGAAATATTACAAATGAGATACATTTCTGTTATTTTGTTGCCGCCTGTTATCGCTTGGGTTATTATGTACTCCGTTGTTATGAATTAAGAGGATGTTAAACATGAGTTTAAAAAAGATTACCGACGAGCAATTGATTGCTGAACGTGAGGCGGGTTTAAAACTGCGTGAGATTGCGGAAAAATACGGAATGAGCTTGCGCCAGGTTGAGCACCGCCACAGCAAATTAGCAAAGCGTGGCGAGATCTCAACTATCGGATCACCTGGCTTTGCGGTAATTGGCGAGTCAAAGCTAGTTGATAAAAACGGCAATACTAAACTAACCTGGATTAAGACGCACAAAGATAAAGACCAGTTAGAGGCAATAATGCAAGCGGCTATGGCTGCATTTTCTGACGAGTTGCCACGCCTGGAACCACAGCCGGAAAAGATTACTGACTATTCGAAAACCCTTGCGCTATATCCGATCTTTGATATTCATATTGGTGCAATGGCTCATAAGCATGAAAGCGGAGAGAATTACGACACAGCAACGGCAGAAAAGATCATGAATGAATTCTTTGATTATGCCGTCGATAAAGCACCGAATAGCGAAAAAGCTGTATTGTTGATTGGTGGTGATATGATTCACAGTGACGGCCTGGAGGCGGTAACACCTGCAAGCGGTCACGTTTTGGATCAGGATTCGCGATATGCGAAACTTGTTTATGTTGCCATTCGAGCCACGCGCCGAGCGGTAAGCCGAATGCTTGATAAACACAAAGAAGTTGAGATCCAGATTATTGAGGGTAATCACGACCAATCAGGCATGATCTGGCTACGTGCTGCAATGGCGGCGGCATATGAAGATGAACCACGCGTTAATGTTGATGTTTCTCCGCGTGTAGTGCATCACACGCAATATGGAAAAACGTTCCTTGCTTATCATCATGGTCACACTGTACGCAAGCCAGAAACTCTTTTAATGATGTGTGCAGCGGATTGGCGGGAAGATTTCGGAAACTCCAATTCAATGTATGCGCATGTAGGGCATTGGCATCATCAGACAGTCACAGAAACGAGCCTTGGCATTGTTGAGGTGCATAGCACTATGGCGGCAAAAGACGCTTACGCCGCGCGTGGTGGCTGGCGTTCACGTCGCAGAGCGGCGGTAATTATTTATGATAAGGAATATGGCGAAATAGGGCGTTTTATGTTTTACCCTGAAATGATTGCTTAATTAAATTATCAAGAAAAAGGCTGGCTAAGTGCTGGCCTTTTTTTGTTTTTGTGGTTAACATATTCACACTAATTTTGGCATTGACATTTTAATTTAATTGAGGATCAGATTATGAGAGACTTTCTTTTAATGGCGCAAAACTCTTTCGGAGGTGCAACGGTAGTTGGATCTTTTACTGGTGAGTTTTTGCTTGCACTTGCTACGTTTATTTTGTTCGCTATTTTCGGCTGTTGGGGCGCATGGCTGAAATGGCGTGATAGTAAAGCGATCCGAGAGGCTTTAGATTCAGGGGATTTAAAAACGGCGCTTAATCTACGGCAGAAAGAGAGGGTGTAATGACAATCAAGAAAGGTATAGCCGCCACCGTCACAGGGGCGGCTTTAATGTTGGCATCGCCTTTGATTGAAGAAATTGAGGGCGTAAAGT